TCAATCCTGTGTAGACTCTACTAATCCCTGAGACTGCAAAAACCTCATTACGTCACAATAGCGATACTGCTCTCCACCTTTACCAGGATTAGTGCCTGGCGCTTTCCCGGGGAAGGGTGTTCCTGCCTTTTCCCATTCCTGACGCTTTCGCCAAAAAGTGGTGCGCGAAATGCCGCCCAGCATCTGCTGTACCAGCTCGCGGTTTATCACCACTGGTTGAATGGCAATGCGATGATCACTCATAACTTCCTCCCAATAAAAAACCGGCTCAGTGGCCGGTTGCTTTAGCGATGGTTATTCGATGCGGATACCGGGGATTTTTCCGGCTGCGATTTCTTGCACTAGCCGCTTACCGAAGTTAGCCAGCTCGTCATCTTCCTCGTTGCAGTTATCGAATATTATTTGAATGGACGATGCTGCCTCATCGCGCTTCCTGTCTGCTTCTGAGCGGGTGGGGCGGAATTTCACCGTGGAAATGGTATAACAGTCTTCTCCCCGCTCAAGCTTAACCATCACCGACTCCTCCCCAATGTACAGAATCTTGCATGGTTCAAATCTTGCTTCTGACCATGCCATTTCACACTCGCACCCAACAGGCGGCAATCCCTCTCCATTCCACTCAGTAGTCAAGTCGACACTGGAGCCAGCCCTGCCAACATCTGAGGCCGACAGTGCAGATTCGTACTGAGCCCGACTGACTCGGCAATTAACCCAATCATCGGCCACCAAAAAACGCAGGTCGTTAATAAGGTAGGAAGGCCAAGCCATCTCACCAATCTTATCAAATAACCGACCATCGGAAGCTTGCTCAATCCACGCAGAACCACAGGGCCATCCGCCGTGTTTTGGTAACTCCTGAACCAACAAATCAATCAGTTTCATCACATCCTCCATAAACAACAAAACCCGCCATCGGCAGGTTCAGATAAAAAGAAACCCGCACTTGGCGGGCTATATCACCATGATTTCTTGTCGCACTTAGAGCACCAGTCCTTCCAGCACATGCGACCGCAATGCCTGCAAATAGGCCACATCACTTCACTTCCAGCTTTGGTGCTGCGGCTATCGCGGCGCGACAGGTATTCCAACCATCCCAGCGGTCGATAAATTTATGGGCACCCCACGCGTGAAACTCAGAGCATGAATACCCATTACCGCATCGCTGTACGAATTTTGGAATTGGGAAATGCAATTCGAATTCGTCTCTTGGGTCACCATCAGGCACAGCACGCCGTTTGCCGCACAATGCCCCGTCAGGGTCTTTCAGCGACTCATCTGCCAGCATGTGAGGTGCGGCCTGTTTCAGCAGCTCTACCGCAGCGGCAAGGCGTTGCTCTGCGTCATCAGGAACAGCGGACAGCTGCGGCGCCGCGTACAATGGTATCTGGTGGCTGCCTGTTTCATGGTCATGTATGCTTTCAATCTCGCCAGTAGCGGTAGGCTCCGGACCAGTCCACCACGCCACCGGCTCTTTCCCTGCTTCCCGCAATGCGAGTAGCTCGCTGGCCATAGCTTTAACGACTGCTGGCGGCGCGTGCCGGTCATTAAGGTCATCCCATAGCGCTATCATCTTCGACGTGTTGTCCGGGTGAACATCTTCATTCTCACCGGCCATTGCTGAAATTACAGCATCAGCGGCAGCTAAAATGGCGTTCAAATCTGCTCTGCTCAGGTTATTCATAAAGCCTCCTGCTTTTGTCGCCTCTTCATGCACAAGGAGCAGTTTTCAGGGTGTTCGTGCCATTCGTCGATTCGGATACCAGCAAACATCCATTTTCCGCAGAGTGATATCAATTCGCCTTCTTTGAAGAAGTGCGCCTTTTTTGAGTTGGCCGGGAAACCCCAGCCCTTGCTGTCGATGTTGGCCATCACTCCCCCTCAACTTTGCCGCCAGCGGCGCGGATTGCTTCGATAACTTCATCAGCGTTCATTACCTCAGGCACTTCTATGTCGCCGTCTGGGTAAAAGCGCTCAGGCAGCTTCACCGCTAATGGGCTGCCCTCCAACTGCTCACGCTCAACACGCAACCGACCAATGGTTAGCATCAGGTCCTGATTCTCTGTATCTCTTTGCTTGGCGTACTGCTGCGCCTGCTCCAGCGCCGATATCAGTGCCAGCGATGTATCCCGAGCCAACAAGCCACCGTTTTCAACGATATGTTTAGCGCGGGAGATCAGCGCTTCGAGTTGTTTGCTCATTTGCCTTGCTCCTTGCGCAGTTGAAATGCCACGTTTGCGCAGATGTTTGGCGCATCTGCGAATGTGTCGTCGTCGGAAGTAACCAGAGCCTTAACGCAAAGCTCAGCACCCTGGGCGCGTATCTCTGCCAGCGCGGCGTCGGTGGCCGGGGTTTCGGCTTTGATGACTTCCAGCGCACGGGCAGAGCTGATGCTGTCTTTCTGCTGCTCTACAGCCCATGTTTCGATTTCAGCAAACTCGCTGAGCTGCGGCACTTCAATGCCTGGGCCTGCTACGGTGTTTTGAAGCCATTCGATGGCGTCATGCTCCCGACCTACACCGAAGTGCATCAGTGCGGCATGAATGCCGACCCAGTATTTATTCAGCACCCAGGCGTTTGATAGTTCGCTCGCGGCCTTCGGCAGCAGGTATGCATTCTCCACAGCCAGCCCCTGCACCTGCGCCGTCAGGTTCGTCACCGTGGCTTCTTGGGCGGTTAACTGGCGCTGGAGTTCGGCGTAGTCGGCGGCCAGTACAAGGTCAGTAACAAAGGCTTCTTCAGCCAATTTTGGTGATAGAAGGTCGCTACTAATTGAGTAAATCTTTGCTGTCATTTTCCGCTCCTTATCTTTCTTTGCTCGCTAAGGAATGCATCGATGTGGCGGTTGTTGTCCGGGCTGGGGAAGCTTTTTCTATCTAAAACTGTCTGACGGCCTTCTTCGATGGATTTTCTAAACTTCGAATATGCAGCGGTATCCGCCGCTATGAAGTCGGGATTGAATTGATGGCTAAACATGCTCACGCTCCACGTATTCAGAGATTTGTTTGCTGACCGTCTGGCTGAGGTTTTCGATATGCAGAACCAGCGCTTGAAGCGACTGAGCTTCTGATGTGAGGATTTCTCGGTGGCAAAGCTCTTTAACCAGGTGTTCAAATTTGGAGTAGTAACGAGCAGCACTGAGGCCTTCCTTGCCAGCGTTATCACCTTTCTCGATGATTGCCTTCTCGCGCAAAACGAGGTCGTGAGCAGTCCCGGTAATGACGTATTTACCGATTTCGATGTGAAGCTTCATGATGTTTTCCTGTCGTCAGGCGCAAAGACCCAGCGAAACGGCCAATAGCTTTAGCCGCTCGTTTTCTTTCTCTGCGATTAATTGGGCTTTGAATGCGTTGGTTTCGATTCTGTTATCTGGGGTAATCCAGCCGCGCCGTTTGTATAGATAGGGAAGGGTGACGCGGCCTACGGTTATGGGGTCGTAGATGCCTTTCAAATTACCCTCACTTAATGATGAGGGATGGCTTGCCAAGCTTTATGGACGCGCCAGGGATATCAATGCCGGCCTCAATCTGATGCTTGATAGCGAGCTTGTCGGGCTTGATTGTGGTTTCGTACTCGACGAACTCAGCAGGAATTAACCCAGCATCGACAATCTCTACGCATTTAGATGGCGCTCGAACAGTAACTTGGTGAATGCCAGCCTTGATGGACTTCTTGCCGATTGTTTCCAAGGATGCCGCGATGTAGGCCTTGATGCTAGCCACCTTGTTTTCGGTGGCTCTTGCTCGCTCAGAAAGCTTCTTGGCCTCATCCTTGAGGGCTTCGGCATAGGATGATTCGTTTTTGCAGATTGCCAGCAGCTGCTCAACCTTATCAGTGAATTCGCCATCCAATCCCTCGATGGTGTCGGCGATCATCTCGGGCTCTAAGTCAGCGTCCAGCAACTTAGCGTACTGATTGGCTACTTCATACAGTTTGGTCATCGGTAACGGCCTCTAATTTAGCTTTGCATTCTGCGTAGATAGCCTGGACGTTTTGCTGCAGCTTCATCCCGGCAGTCATTTTGTAAGCGGTCTGGAAAAGGCGTTTAAGCGAGTCCATGCCATCTGCTTTCTCCATGTCGTCACAGAGGGTCTGCACTTTGTCGAATACTTCCTGCTGGCGCTGCTGCTCAGTAAGAACAACCTCACTTTCTGGCGTGTGCGCCATTACTGGCTCCTGGTGAACCCCTTCCTCCTCGTTGATAACGTGAATTGCGTTGTCCAGACGCTCAGCGCGAGGCCAGTACTTGCTCGCTCGCTTGACGATGGTCTTTCGCGCCATCTCTTCCCAGAAGTTTTTCCAGGGGCCATTTTTTGCCTTGCTTGTTGCTTCCGTGGCTTTTATTTCTGCAAGGCTCATTTCTTCTGTGAGATAGTCGCCATCAGGGGTTTTCACCGTGCAGTAGCCACCGACAACAGTTCCACGTTCGCCGAATGCGTTGTATTTATGCGTCGGCGCGGTGTCGAGTCCGTTAGATTCGTAAGTGTCGTTGGAATAAACCAGTTTGCACTGGCCCCATTTGATGGAGCCGGCAGATTGGGCAAGATGAAGAAGCCCCATGTAGCTAATATCAAGGCAAACCATCCCGTCACGAGGAACCAGATAAGCAAGCTTGCTGGCCGGGTTAAGAGTGATTCCAATGGCCGCTACGTTAATGATCGCGTTCTGTGCGCTGACAAGGTTAGCCATTGCTGTTTTGGTCAGGTAGTCATTCCGCTGGAATAACTGCATTGCGAACTGACTTTCCTTGGCCCATGTCACCGCCTGGTCAGTCAGTGCTCCGCAGAAAAGCGGCTCCTGCTGTTTTACGAATTCGACGATGTTCATTACGCCACCTCTTGATAGCTTCCGTGTGTGAATTCATTCTCTCTTGCCATGCGCTCAGCTTTTGCCATGCAGAACGTATCAACGAATGTTGTGTATGCTTCCTGAGCGTCGTCGTCGCCGATCAGCTTTACGTAGAACTTCCCGGCACCAAATGGCGATGCAAAGTCAGTAACCAGTTCTGGGAAAAGTGCTGATAGCTCGTCGGCCTTTTCTCTAACCCACTCATCTCGTCGCTGCTTTATGCTAGCCGCCAAATCTCGCTGCTCTTCGGCTTTGTCGAAATTAGAATAGGGATTCATGATTCCTCCTTAACTGGCTCAGGAATTTTCACCGGTACGCCGAGGTCTTTAAGCAGCCTGGCGAATTGTGCGTCTGTCATATCGCGAGGGGATTTACTATTCATTTTCCCCTCCGATACCACGGGTGATTGATTGCAGACTTCATCTCTTCGCTGGCCTGCTGCCACATCTGGCCATCGCCGAGATAGCGGGCGATAACGGCTTTGCTCTGCGCTGCTTTGAGTTTGTTGTGGTTGATGCTCAGATGCTGTTGCATAAGGCCTCCAGGTATCTGCGTACTGAGTCGATAGCCTGGCGAAATCGACGCTCAAGCTGGCTTTCGTTTGGTCGGATAGCGCCCACGGCGACGCATCCCGCGAATGAATAGGTCATCGTGGGTACTCCTGTTGATTTGGGTTTAAAGTGACTGCAGGTAAGAAATTAGTGCTTTGGCATCTGAAAGAACTTTGTGCGGGATGCCGTCATATGGGCTACATTCTGTGAAATCATCATGCAGATGCGAGTAATCTGAGCCAATCTCACGGAAGGAGATAGGCTTCTGAAAGTCATATTTATACTCAGGCCAGTCAACCGTGTTGACCCGGTCGTATGTTGCTCCGCCGTGGAATGGAAGGTCATGGAAGAAGTTTTCAGGCTCCGTGAAAAGCTCGTGGCCTGGAGTGATAAGAAGGTACACATTCCAGCACCACGAAACCCCGTTACTCCATCCTTTAACCTTCACGCGCCAGTCAGTTCCTTTGCCAATTAGCCACTCAAATGATGGCTTAGCGAGTTCTGCGTTCATCTGGTAACTCCTGTTTAGTTGTGTTCATTAATCAGCGACTGCGCTCATGAATAAACGCGAATAAAAAAGCCGCCCCAAAGGACGGCAAACAATGACAACGAGGGTTAATCAGAATCAGCTCTCAGTGAAAGCTGATGCGGAGGTTACTCGAATGTCACATCAAGAATTTCTTGCTTGTCTGCGTCGCAGATAGCGACATAGCCGTCAGCAAGCATGGCAATCAGCCACTCGATAGTTACATTGCGGTAATTAGCCATATTCTCACCCTCTATTTAGTTATGCGCCGAACGGGCTTTGAGCATTGTGTCGGCAACCTCGTAAGCAATCTCGCATAGCGAGAAAGAAACCCGTTCTCTAGTAAGAATCAAAGATTGCATTGCCTTAGCCGCAAAATAATCACGCATTGTCATACCCATATCCCAATCAGCCCACTTATCACCAGCGCCATCTGGCACATTTGGAAATGCTGGTCCACCTGTTTCCATCTCTCACCTCTGTTAAACCGTATGTAATAAAAAAGGTCGCCTAAGCAGCCCTACCACTCTGAATCCCGGCTAACCGATGCCGCCAATTCAATGTCGACATCCACGACTTGCGAGTAACATAGCTCATCAGAGTCTTCATATTGCTCACGGAAGTTATCTGCTAAGGATGAAACCGGATTACATCTTTCCCCACCGGCAGCATGCTCTGCATCGCCATCCGATCCGCAATCCCAATCACTTGAGTTAGCGTCTCGCTCAACAAATCCAACGCATTCTGTTTTCTGTGGATTCCAGACAAGAATTACCTTTGCCATACTTACCTCGCCGTTACCGTTAATGTCTTTCTATGCCCCGCACGATAGAGCCAATATTTAGTCAAGCTACCTTGACCAAGTCAGAGAATGTATTCCTCCAAATATGGCCGCCAGTTAAACCGAGAGACTCCGCTAGTGAAGCAAGGGCCTCGAGCTTGCTGTCACCAAAACCTGAGGGCGAAACCTGCAAGTCAATAAAGTCAGATTTATGAGCGCACCATGCATTGCCATCTTCTTTAATAACGACCCCGACCACGCTTGCAAACATATCTGCGTCACTGTCATTGCAATTCCATTTCTGCGCTAATTCTTTCACGCGAGACTTATTAGCACCGAGCGCAAGTGATTCAACCAGCAATTCCCATGCTGACTTTCGATCTTTAACATCTATCGGCCATGCGCAAACCGCGAAATCAGAATCACGAATATCAACAATTGCATCCGGCGATGGCTTGTAAATCAGGTCGCCATTTTGATGTAGGTAATACCATCCGTTTATGCTCATTTTGTGTCCTCTGCATATGATTGATTAACGAGCTGTAACGCTCTCAGATTTACGATAGCCCGCCCGATAGAGCGATATCTCAGGGAGGCAGCAACTGCCATCCGTTGCTTTAAATCAGTGGAATGCTTTTACCCTTCATCTTCTGACGACCAGAGCAGGTGATACCCATCTCTCTGGTTGGTTTGTTGTGCCACTCGCGTTTCTGCTTCTCGACGACCGGCTCTTTGTGCTCTCTCGGCATGCCTACAGACATTGCCTTTGCTACGCGTCCTGAAACGCCACCAGAGAGCTTGTGAGCAACTTTTCGCGCAAGAGAATCGTCTTGCATTGCTTGCTCACGTTGTAAGACTCTACGAGCTCTCCGGCGATTTCTGGCGTTATCGTCAGCCAGGATAGTGATGACTACTGTCATGATGACCTCCGATGAAACAACTTTGGATTGTCTTGCATTGCAAAGTGGTCTCTAGCCCCTCTATGTGAGGGGCAGAAAGAACATCTCGGCACCGTTAGTGGTCGATGTTCGCGCCGGCAAAATTTTTATTTCTCTTCTGATTTAAAGTTATGCATTCACATAAACCCTCCTGATTCTGGTGCAGCTTTGGTATGTTTGGCGGCTGCATAACGCCTGAGAAATTAACTTTGGTGGTGTGGTGACTGGAGTCGAACCAGCTTCCATCGGTGCGCAGCCGATTGGGTTACGCGCGCCCTGTGGCTACTTATCTAGAATCTTCACCGTAAAACTATTCCCTAGCTCGCCGTTAAGCTTCACCACACCCCAAAGCCAACCGCTCTTTGGTTCCCGCATTTCGGCGGGACAATCCCATCAATTTTAAAGAGCCTGCCAATCTGTTCCGTTTGGCTACCAGCGTCCTGCTGATGGCTAAAAGATAACTTAGGTTATTTGAGTGGTCAATAACTCAATTTATAATAATCATAATTTAAGTTATAATTTCATGATAACAAAGGTAATTTATTTTTGTAAATGCCATCTCAGTGGCTGTGTGGTAGGGTGTTTTTGCTATCAGAAGAGGGATTTGGCGATGAAATATTTGAAGGCTGTGCTGTTTATCTTTGGGTTTATGTTGTGGGGATCGACGCTGGGAAGGAAATTTGATGGGGATGAGGTGCTTTTTCTCTTTGCTTGCTACGGCTTCATTGGTCTGTCAGTGGTCATTGCCTGGAGTGAGGTAAGGAAGCTGCTGCTTGAGCTGAAGGGCTAGGGTAGGGCAACAAAAACCCGGCTCGGTGGCCGGGTATCCATTGTTTTCTTTATGGAGCAGGAGGTGGGGTTGGTGCTTTTTTGAAAACAGTCCATTGAGAAATGTATGTTCGCAATCTGGAACCTATTTCCATTTCCTGCTTCAGGATGGAATCGTATTCATTTTTTGCGGCAGCTTTTGTATTTTCGCTGGCATGTGTATCGAGCATAATTGTCTTAAGACGTTCCTTTTCAGGATTTGCGCAAATCGCGAATAATATGCTAGTGAAAGACATACCGCCAAAATCCATTAATGTCCTGACGAAGAACAGTAGCATCAAGGATAGAAAAGGAACAGACCTATAGGCCCAATCCCTAAATTCGCCGATAGGAAAATAATCAGGTATTGCATTCGTAGCGTAGCCACATAAAACCGCAACAATCAAGACCGGCAAGCCATTTTTAGCGGTACTTTTAACATTCATGTCAGCCATGCGTTTTCCCAGAAAATGACTCCGAGCCTACATGTAGCTTCTGCTTTTTGACTAGATAGTGAGCATATCCAATCTTAAGCAGGCAATAAACAACAGGCATTAAAGCTATATATAAGGGAATGTAGTACATAACCTTACCTCCTAGTAGCCCAACTATAACGCCTAACATCAAAACCAGAGAGACAGAAAGTGCCTTAATACTCACACAACTATCTGGGTGTCTAGCGTGAATTTTAGCCAAAGACACCAACACTTCCTCTGGGGTGTAAGGGATGTCGCCAACATGGTTTTCAATCTTGGGGAATGCATCAAAAATTTCAACCTTTTCAATCGTTATTATAGAGGTTAATTGATAATCCATGCATATTGAAGCCAAAATTACTCCCCTCGAATTTTAGATGAAACGTGGTTGGTAGCGAAAGAAGCAACGTATCCACATTCTACACAAACTAAAGGGTAAGCCCATATTCCGCGACCAGATGTGTTTGGCAGTGGGAGTGTTATGATTGCTGCGAACTCAGGATTATCTGGTCTTGGAGGTATTCCCCACAGGGAAGTTCTACACAGAGGGCATATCATGTCCCCATGTTTTTCTTCATACTGCGTAACATAACCGGCCAAATCTTTTTTTGTTATGCTTTTTGACATGTCGACCATGTCTTTACCTTCTTTGTTTATTTTATCCTCGGACTGATCTTCCACTTATGCTCCCGCTGCAATGTTTTGTTATTCAATGTGTTACTAAATGACTTTGTTAGCCTCGAATATCATTTAGGGAACGAATTTAAGTAGAGCTGCCAAAGCCATGCATCCATGGCAGCTATCATGATCTCCATGAAGCATTGAGCATGATCTCGAAACTTTATTCTAATCCGAAAACAATTTTTGCCGCCCCACCTAAGTTGGTAGTTGTTGGTCGCAAAAAAAACCTTCACGAGATGTATCCGATCGTTATCTTACTCCCCCGGCATCGCATATCCACCAATGACAAACCAAGCCAGTAGCACTACAGCAGAAACGATTATGGCAACGGGGAACAGATATCCTATCTTCATGGGCTGTGACTTCCTGTTAGTTGTTATGGTGGTGCTAGAGTTTATTGTACTGAATCGACTCTTGCAGCAGCGCCTTACCCATCACGTAGAACTGATCCTGAGTCTCTTCGCTGATATACCATTTCTCAAGGTTCGGGTTGTCTGAAAGAACAGCCAGCTGCAAGCCCTGCATCTGCAGGCGTTTCACATGGAACGTCTTGCCGTACACAAAGGCGTAAATGCCATCAGTCTTGAACTCTCGCACCGACACATCGAAGAAAAGCCGATCGCCGGACGTGATAGTCGGGTACATGCTATCGCCATCAACGGTCATCACCTTGATGTCTTTTGCGTGACGGTTGCCGAATAGAAGCTTTGCGTGCTCGTTTGTGAACTCGATAGCGTTCAGCACCTCTACAGCCTCTGAAAGCATGTAGGCTCCTGGCCCAGCGCTAACGGTCAAGTCGAGAACCTCCACGCGAAAGGAATCATGATCATGCAATGGTGAATACACCAACGGCTGATCACCATCCCCTCTCATCTCACCTACACCGGAAGCCAGCCATTCCGGGCGAACCCCCAAGAACGCGGCTATTTGAACTGTTTTTTTGCTAGCCAAAGTTTTCCCCGAGACCATCTTCTGAACTGCTGGCTGGGATATCCCAACAGCTTCAGCGACCTGCCCCTGAGAAACTCCAGCAAGCTGCATTGCAGCATTTAAACGATCAGAGAATGTTTTCATAAATTCAATCTATAACCACGGTTATGCATTATCAAATAACAATAGTTATGGACATTAAGCATAACCTGAGTTATCTTTAAACTTATCCAATAACCATAAGAGGCAAACTCATGAATTTAGTTATTCAGCGAGCCTTGAAGATTGTGGGTAGCCAAAAGCGTTTAGCTGATGAATGCGGTGTTAGTCAGCCCGCCGTTCATAAATGGCTAAAAGGCGGCATGGTTTCTCCTGAAAAAGTATCAGCAATCGTTGCCGCTACTGGCGGACAAATCAAGGCATACGAGATTCGACCAGATTTACCAACGCTTTTCCCTAACCCAGAAAAAGCAGCATAAGCAACACCGCTCTTTAAAACTCTGGCCTCGCTCCCACCGAAATGTCGGAGCTCTATTTCTGACGATGCTACGGCTTCGTCACGTAACTCATTATTCAACAAAGGAAGTATTACAAATGGAAGCTGCAAACACTCGCAAGAAGGCAACCTCAATCAACAGCTCGATCCTGAATCGCATAGCACTGCGCGGACAGAGAAACGTAGCTGATGCATTGGGGATTAACGAGTCTCAAATCAGCCGCTGGAAAGAAACCTTCATCCCTAAGATGAGCATGCTTCTGGCTGTTCTGGAGTGGGGCATTGAGGACGATGAGATGGCTGAGTTAACGCGCCGTCTGGCGAGTTATCTGACAAAAGAAAAAGCCCCGAACTGCGCTAACAGTTTCGAGGCCTGATGCGAAAAGACTGGATCAATTCACAGGAGTAATTATGCACTTGGAGCGTATCGAATTGCAACCGGGCACGGTGACTGAAATGCCAATCCCGGAAGGATTCAGAATGGCTGGCTGGGTTTATATACTCAGCAATGAATACATGCCTGGAATCTACAAAATTGGGATGACTACTACCAGCCCGGAGGTTAGAGCCAAGGAATTATCTTCCGCCACAGGCGTTCCAACTCCTTTCAAAATTGAAGCGACCTTTCATTGTGATGACCCGGCAAGCTCAGAAAGGTGGGTTCACGATGATCTCTCAGATTACCGAATAAATGAGTCGAGAGAATTCTTCAAAGACGATCTGGAGGAATTGGTCGGCATCTGCGAACAGCACACCCAGGCCAATACCAAATCCTCTGTGCAGTCATTAGCTGACGAATATGACGTAATCAGCTTCGAGTCGCTGAATAGCCTAAATCTTCCAGAGCTATACGAAGCCATCGGTATAGAGGTCTTTGGGGATAGCTTGGCTATTGCCGAAAGGCTAATAAGGATTGGCGCAGGTTACGTCAAATCAAACCTGATGAATAAAGGCTGCTCCTTAGTGCTGAGTGAAAATAAAGCCTTCTGTGTAGAAGGTGAAGAGCACCGCTTCATCAGGGAGGCGGAAGAGCATCAAGAAGCCTATTACCGACAGCTTGAAGATGCTGGCGTATACGGCCCAAACAAACCGGTGGATATCTAATGGCCAGATCTAGAAATATTAAACCAGGGTTCTTTACTAACGATGAGCTGGCAGAGTGCAGCGCATTTGCACGACTGCTTTTCGCTGGTCTGTGGACAATAGCAGATCGTAAAGGCCGGTTAGATGACCGGCCAAAGAAAATAAAAGCTCTCGTTTTGCCGTTTGATGATGTCGACTGTGACGATCTGCTTGAGCAACTGAACAAACAGAAGTTCATCACCAGATACACAGTAGAAGAAAACCAGTTCATTCAGATTAACAACTGGGACAAGCATCAGAACCCTCACTGCAAAGAAGCGCCTAGTGAGATACCAGACCAAGTAACGCAACCTACTGAAAGTAAAGAAGCACCAGAAAAGAACAGTACTAATACAGTGCAAGAATTAGAAGAGAACAATTTAAATCCTGCTGATTCCCTTAACCTGATTCCTGATTCCCTTAACCTGATTCCTTTCAACACCCAAGCCGCTGACGCGACTTGTGAAGACAATTTAATTCCTGAAGAACAGTCGCAGGCAACCGTTCACGAAATGTCAGAACGATATGCATTCGAAGGGAATGTTGTTCGCTTGAACCAAAGGGATTACAACGCCTGGAAGAGACTATTTCCGCATATTGACCTTTCCAGCGAGCTGATGAGACTGGATCTCGAATTCACCAACGAGAAGCCGAAGAACTGGTTCAGCACCGCCAGCGCCAAGCTTAACTACCAGAACAAGCAAGCCGCGAAGCAGACTTCATGGAGTGGAAAACGCGTTTCTGGTATCAGCCAACCAATGAACCACATTCCGGAGGGCTTCACAGGATGAGTGCATTCGACGTACTGAGACGCCTCAAGGCTGCGATGCCGGAAGGTGTGACACCAAAATTCACCACTGCGGCAGAGTGGAAGGCATGGCAGGATGAGCAGGGGAAAATATCTTCATCTCGCATTGCTGAGCAGAACCGACTTACCCGGCTGCAAAGCGTGTTAGGTCGCTCTGGCATCCAGGAGCTTCACAGAACCTGCACATTCCAGAACTACAACGCCGAGTTGCCTGGGCAGCAGCATGCACTTGCTAAAGCGAAGTCGTGGGCGGCTAAGTTTGGCTCAGGTTTTGGCGGGTTCATATTCAGCGGCGGCTGCGGAACCGGCAAGAACCATCTGGCAGCTGCAATTGGTAATGCTCTGCTAAGCGCCGGGAAATCCGTTCTGGTTGTCACTGTTCCAGACCTGATGATGCGCTTTCGTGAAACCTACCAGGATGGCTCTAAGGTCACTGAGGCAAGCCTGATGAACGACCTGTGCAACGTTGACCTGCTTGTTCTCGACGATATCGGCGTACAGCGTGGAAACACGAACGAGAACGTTGTCCTCTTCCAGATTGTCGATCGCCGGCTATCAAACAAGAAGCCGGTAGGCATGCTGACCAACCTCGACGCAGCAGCGCTTAAGGAGCTTCTCGGCGAACGCATCATGGACAGAATGACAATGGACGGCGGCATGTGGATTAACTTTGACTGGCCTAGCTACCGGAGGAATGTGAAATCATGAGCTAGAGTGTTAGTTTGAAAGGCATAAAATCTATTGCACCTTTGATAGTCATGAAAAACAATTAAGGATATTAATCATGAGCTTAGAGAAATTTGATTTTGAAGGACACCTCATTAAACAGGAGGCGTTATCGGAAAAAGTAAAGATTGATGAAACTCACATCGTCATTGCTTTACCAGAAGGCCGCATTGAAGATAGTTATGAAATTGCATTATCAGCAATAAAAACGCCAGAAGAGCTTGTTGCTTGGATTTTTCATTTAAGCAGCAAATCATGGATTGACCTTGATGTTTTGCGCAAGTTTATAAGGGTGGCGTCAGAGCATCTCAACATAGAGCTTTAAAAGCACGCAGGGGTGTATATGAGCCATAAACCAACCGCTTTAAGAGCGGTTTTTTTACGCCTAAATAAAGCGCCTGGACTGTGTAGTGCAATCAGGAGGAATCATGAGCAAGAAAATCAGCCTCAACTACCGCATATGGGAGTGGCTATCCCGGAACCAAAACCAGAGGCAGGGAGCCATTGTCGCAGAGTTCGGCATCAACCAGACAACGATAGCATCAGCACTTCTGAAGATGATGCGCCGTGGCAGTATCGAGCGAAGCGGTGAGAAACAGAAATACACATACGCAGCAACGAACATAGCGCCGCAGAAATACGGCCGTGTGAAGCCTGATTATCGCTACGAATGCGGGAAGATGGTTTTCGTCGAGAGCAGCGCAGGCAACACCATATTCGACGAGTGCCGCCAGAACTGGAGCGGATATCAGATTAACAAGATGCTTGAAGGAGTGAGGCTGTGAAGCTTGGAAAGTTAGAGCCTGGAATGGTCGTGTGGGATGTGAGAAAACACAACATGGGGAACACAACGGTTAAAACCGTCAGTGTCTATCAAGTAAGCATCATCGAAGTTAACAAGGATGAAGGGTGGTTTATCTTCTCCTGGAATGGGAACAAGCCACAAAAGGGCTATGAAGGAGCCGCGGCGAAATTGAAGAAAAATAAACCCATCACCATCCGTTCTCCAATGGGTTATTCGCGACTTGCAACACGAGAAGAAATAAAGGCGATGAAGGAGTGAGGCTGTGAGCGATTTAGCGTTTCGAGCAATGAAATTTGCGATGGATAAGCACAAAGACCAGCGCAGAAAGTACACCAATAACCCATACACCGATCACCTGGCAGAGGTTGCTGGTATTGTTTCGGCTGTACTGCTTCATGACACAGTGATTGCCTGTGCGTGGCTTCACGATGTGGTCGAAGACCAGGGGGTTACGGAAAAGGAACTGAGAAGTGAATTCGGGGCGGCGGTTGCTCGTGGTGTTATGGCGCTTTCTGATTTGGAGGAAGGAAATCGGGCTGAGCGTAAGAGGCTGAGTCGTGAGCGTCTGTCTCAATCGGAGTCATGGGTGCAAACCATCAAAGTCGCAGACCTCATCAGCAACACCTCAAGCATCGTGGAGCACGACCCGAATTTCGCGGTTACGTATCTCGAAGAGAAGCGCCTGCTGCTTGATGTACTAACAGAAGCTGACCCAAGGCTACTGGCTATTGCAAGGGAGCAGGTAGGGGATAAACCATGACCGCTTACATCACAGAGTTAAGTTCCGGGCTGCTGACCATCATCGCAGCCTTTTTTATTTGTGCTGCCGGGAGGAAAGAGAAGTGAGTGATAAAAAAGACGAAAGGGACAATTGCTCTAAAGCGTTCCAAAAATGGTTCAGCACAGAGCACCCAGAGCTGCATCAAAGCACAGATATGAACGGAATCGTAATCAAGATGATTGCAGGCGCAGCATTCCGTACGGCATGGGAAGAGCGCGGAAAACAATCAAGTAACTAACCGGCCACGGCCTTACTGGAGGGGATATGGAAAGTAAATCAAGAGAGCGAGAGAGCTTCATAGCAATCCCTGGCTATGAAGGTATTTATGAGATTAACAGCTGCGGTGTCGTTAGGTCACTAGATCGCACAATCAACAAAAGAGACGGAACAAGCCAGAGGCTAAAGGGCAAAATCATGTCCCCAGCAGTAGCCTCTCACGGGTATTTAACGATATCTCTAGCAAAAAATGGGAAGGCAAGAAGTCACTGCATTCATCGCTTGATCGCAGAAATTTTCATCCCTTCTCAGGAGGGAAAAAATCAGGTTAACCACAAGGACGGATGCAAGACAAACAACAGCATAGAAAATCTTGAGTGGGTAACGCAGCAAGAAAATGCCAATCATGCATTTGAGACTGGATTAGCTAAATCGGGAGCCCAACACCATAGCTCAAAAGGGGAAATTCTCGCAGTAAACCTAACCACAGGCGAGAAATTCAAGATGGGGGGAACAAAAGATATTACTGCAAGGGGGTTCAACTTCTATCAGGTTTACAGGGTGGCAAATGGCATCCTTGCCAAACATAAAAACCACACTTTCCATTGGATGAAAAACCAAAGCGCAGCCGGGATAACCGTTAAAGGAGAAGGGGATGAAGCTTGAGAGGCATTTTTTTATAGGAAAGGTGCTTTTTTCATTCGGCATATCTACTGAGCTGTGGCACACAACAAGGAAGAACGACAGTAAAGTCATCCATTTGATCAATATTGGATTTGTTCCTGACGTTCTGCCAGAGAAGAAAATTAAGCCATCAATTTTTGTCGTAACAATCATGTGGCTGACATTGAAGGTAGGAATCATGAGGTAACAATGCAAATCGACCTGGTTAAACACCCAGGCGGCGTATTCTCTCCAGCACATGAAACAGACCTCGAAAGACTCCAGCGATTCAAGAACGGCGAAACCTACACCGCCGAGATAAAGCTAACCCGTAACCCCCGCTTTCATCGCAAGGTAATGGCCTTTTTCGGCTTTTGCTTCGAGCACTGGTGCGCCGACCGCGCCGGGCTCGGAAGTGCAGATGAAACGACACAGTTCAACCGGTTCCGCAAAGACCTGACGATACTCGCAGGCTTCTACGACACCGTAACGAACATTCGGGGAGAGGTTAGGGCAGAGGCTAAGAGCCTGGCCTACGCAAACATGGATGAGGATGAATTCAGCCGCTGCTTTAATTCGATAGTCAATGCTGCTCTTAAGCATGTTTTCAAAAATGCAGATCAAGAGACGCTGGACAGACTAATGCTTTTTTTATGAAGGAAAAGGTAGGAGAAATAATGCTTAGGTTAATAAAAGAGAGAGCAGAAAAGGTTTCTGGGCACTGGAGGAACTTATATGAGTGTAGCTGCGGAAAAAGAAAGCTGATTTATGCGAGCAACGTGAAATCAGGCAAGACCACAAGCTGTGGATGTATACACAAGGAGATGTCCAGGGGACTACTTTCAACCCATAAAATGTCTAAAACATACACATATGGAGTCTGGGCTGGGATGAAAGGGCGATGCCTGGTTAAAACAAATGGATCCTATAAAAAATACGGTGGCGCAGGAATAACTTTATGTGAAAGGTGGCATAGCTTTGAGAATTTCATATCTGACATGGGGGAGGCACCTGAAGGAATGACTCTTGACAGGATTGATGGAAGAAAAGGCTATTCACCAGAAAACTGCCGATGGGTTTCTTATCAAGCTCAGGCAATAAACAGAAAGGTAAGTTCTAATAGCAAAACTGGAGTTAAGGGCGTCACTTACAAAAAGGAGAGAGACAGATACGCCGCCATTATCACGGTAAGCGGGAAAAAGAAATTCCTTGGCTATTTCAAATTAAAGAGCGAGGCGATCGCCGCAAGGGTGAGCGCAGAGAAATTATATTTCAGTCCAATTGTTGATTAACGCCGCAATTAAACACGTATTCGCCGGTACTAAAGACCATCGGATTCTCAACCAACTACAGAGCTACTTCTGAGGAACGTTTATGAGATACGGTTCCGTATGTAGCGGAATTGAAGCCGCTACCGTCGCCTGGGAGTCATTGGGTTTCACTCCTGCATGGTTTGCTCAATTTGACCCTGAGCATAACTACAAAAGAGGCCCAGATTTCCCATCAGCAGTACTAGAGAAACATTACCCACTAACTCCAAACATAGGCGACATGACCAAAATAGCGCAGCAGGTAAGAGCTGGCGATGTTGAAGCACCTGACATTGTGGTTGGAGGGACTCCCTGCCAGTCATATTCCATTGGTGGCCTTAGAAAAGGGATGAATGATCCTCGAGGCCAATTGACACTTTCATATGTGGATTTAGCAGATGCAATTGATCGCAAGAGAGAAGAACAAAACAAACAAGCTGCCATTTTTGTCTGGGAAAACGTCCCCGGAGTACTCAGTAGCAAAGACAACGCATTTGGATGCCTTCTGGCAGGACTTGCCGGCGAAGACTGCGAGCTACAACCACCAGGGGGAAAATGGAAGAACGCTGGTTGTGTGTATGGACCCCAAAGGGCAGTCGCTTGGGTCATCAAAGACTCCCAATATTTCGGCGTGGCCCAACGACGCCCAAGAGTGCTGCTTATCGCAAGCGCTAGAAGAGACGCCGATCCAGCCAAAATACTTTTTGAGCGAGAAGGCATGCGCCGGGATGATACCCCGACAAGACAGACGGCCCTGCCTGTTTGTCTCACGGCGCGGGGCGCGGGCTCTCTCGACGATAGAGAAACTTACGTTGTTGAAAGTGGGGGCAGGATTCGACATTTAACCCCGCTAGAAAACGAGAGGCAAATGGGATTCCCAGACAATTACACGCGAATTTCATGGAAAGGAAGGCCGGAAGAGGAATGCCCTGACGGTCCTCGCTATAAAGCAATTGGCAACTCAATGGCAATTCCTGTTATGCGATGGCTAGGAGAGCGAATAAATAAAATATTAAATGGTGAGGATGCATGAAGCGAACCCGAAGCCCGACCCAGAAAGCACTCGACAATCTCATATTCAACGTCCGACACCGCAGTAAACGCAAGCCTGAACCACTCCCATCCGAAATCAAGACATTTGATTACATTCACAAATTACTCACGTCAAAGTTTGACAGGGTAAGGAGCACTCGATGCAGAAAGAACTTACGGCAGAAATCCTGAAAGAGCACCTCCATTACGACCCTGAAACTGGTGCATTTACTTGGATAAAGAAACGGAGGGGAAGAATGCAGCCTGGCGATGCAGCCGGAGCGATAAACTCACATGGATACGTAAAAATACATCTTTTGGGAAAGGTTTTTTCGGCTCACAGATTGGCATGGCTTATTTATTATGGTGAATGGCCTCCCGAGGATATTGATCACATAGACAGGAATAAATCAAACAACCGCATTGACAACTTAAGGAAGGCTTCTAGGTCAATGAACTCAGCCAATGTTGGGATTAAAAGCCACAACACATCAGGATACAAAGGCGTTTCATTCAACAAAGAGTGGGGTAAATGGTTTGCCCAAATAATTGTCAGAGGAAAAAAGAAATTTCTTGGTTATTACGAAAGCCCAGAAAAAGCCAGCGAGGCATACAAATCCGAAGCCAGAAAAGCATTTGGTGAATATTTCCCTGACTAATCTTTCAACTACACCGCTCACCTGGCTGATGTTATGTGGCTGCGTGTGCGAGCTAGGAAATCAGCATGACCGACTATTCACAGATGAGTGATTTTGAAATTAACAGCCTAGTTAGCGCCCACCTGTGGGGAAGCGTGTGCTCCGTCGACGGGGTCGTGCTGCACAACGAAAAAGATGGCGCATTTGACCCCTGCAACAATCCAGCGGACGCATGGCCGATTATTCACGACAACCTCATCAGCATTAATTTCGATAACGATGGATATGACACGCCACAGAGTTCATGGTGCCGAGCAACGTCGCTGACCGGAGATGAATATTACGGCGATGAGAAAAAACCACTCCGCGCCGCGATGATTGTCTTCCTCATGATGCAGGACTCTTCCAATGCTAACCCCATCTGAAACCACATCATACGAACGCAACAGCAACACAGCAGCAGGATTATGCGCTGGTTGTGCAAGGGTGCTTGATGATGACGAAGTTCATGTGTGCGACGAGTGCGCGAGTGATGCGTACATTGAAACCGGTAAGAAGGAGATAGCCAATGGTTGATCGTGAAAGCATCAGAGAGTTGGATTTGCGCCAACTCGAAAGCCTGAGTGAGTTTGTGTCAAAGCTCATCAACTCAAAGAAGGCAGAGAGAAAGCGTACTGTATGGCGCGTGTGCGTCAGGGGTATGTGCTACGGAAACTTTCGTGAAGACGAGTATTTGAAGGCCGCTGAATTTCTCGCTGCTAAGGCAAAGGAAATCGACGCTGACCCAATCAATGACCGCCGAGACCGTCAATTGGAAATAGTTGGCGAGCGCGTTCCTGATTCCGAATATGAGGAGTGGTTCAATGGCTAATCTCCGCAAAGAAGCGCGCGGCCGTGAATGCATGGTGCGTATTCCGGGCGTGTGTAACGGCAACAGCGAAACGGTGATTCTTGCTCATCTCCGCATGGCAGGCTTAACCGGTGTCGGCATGAAAGCGGATGACCTTTTCGGCGCGTGGTGTTGCTCAGCTTGTCACGATGCGATAGACCGACGCAACCGTACCGTTGATGCTGGATACGCTCATACACTGCATCTTGAGGGCATTATCCGCACCCAGGCGGCACTGATATCGGAGGGTAAATTGAAGGCATGAATACCTATCGCCTAACCTTGCCATGGCCGCCCAGCGTAAACACTTACTGGCGACGACAAGGCAGCAGGTACTACATCAGCAAGAAAGGCCAGCAATACCGCAAAGACGTACATCAGCAAATCAAATCTCTCAATCTAGACATCCTCACAAAATCCCGACTCCGCATCAAAGTCATCGCCGCAGTGCCAGACTCCCGGCGTAGAGACCTCGACAACATTTTGAAGTCATTACTCGATTCTCTAGTCCATGCAGGATTTGCAGAGGACGACGAGCAATTCGATGACATTCGCGTGATTCGTGCAGAAAAAGTGAAGGGTGGATGTGTGGAGATAACCATCACCGAACTGGAGGCATCATGTGCAGCGTAACCAACATAGCTCTGGCTCAACAGAGACAGAAAGACAGAGAGATGCTTCAGACGTTAGACGAAGCGCTGAAATGCAACGATGAGACACGGCTGCGATTGGAAGAAGCTCGCCGTGAGGTCATTAATCGACTGGGTGATAACAAGCCTGACCCGGAGGTAGCATGAGCGTTAGAGAGCTAAACCTGACCAAAGACCAGCAAGACTGGATTAACGGATGGCTGGAACTATGGGGCGCGTGGGTTTATACAGGAAGACTGGAAAAGCGAATGAGCAGCATGATCGCTCAGTGGATGGAAAGCGTTGAGCCTTCTCGGGTGATGACAAGGCCAATGTGCAATGACGATGACGGAATGTTGATTTCTCAGGTCGTAGATTCCGTTATGCGCATTGACACAAAGGCATTTGGCATTCTTCTCAGTTACTACTCTCATGGCTCTACTGAACACGCAATTGCATCGTACTACCACAAGACCGCAAAGCCCCGCAAATTGTCAAAGCGTGGGGAGGAGCGACTTGCACGGCCGTCAATGTCAACTTGCCGACGAGAGGTAAAAGAGGTTCTTGAGGCTTCACGCTTCATGCTTTACCAGCCGCTGCAAAATGCATTCAATAGCCGTAAACGTGTAGCTAAAGTAAAACATATTGCACCGAATGTGTTGACATCTCTGAGCTATTGAGCAATCATAAACACATAAGCTGCCGTTAGTGACTCTTAAGTTACTTCGGTGGCTTTTTTATTTGTATTCATTGCTAGTAGCCATGGAAAAAATATCGAACTTTTAGCCCGATAAATCTTAATGCAGGCCAGACATAATGCTTAGCTGCATACATGGATGGTAAGGTAACCACGACAGCAAAAATGCAGCAGATTCCGTACACTGCGCTGTTGGTCGCGATCTCCGAGTAGTCGATATCAAATGACCAATAGTGAATCCAACTCATGACGGAATTGCCGGTAAATCCAGCCCCGAATACAGACAAGAAGATGACGATAAGCCCATAAATTATATTAATAATTTTTTTTATCCAACTCATCTGTAACCTGTTTACATGGGTGTTAATTTATTCAAGCGGCTTAGATTAAGTGATACTTGGTAATAAATCTCATGATTTTATGCGCCATCCTCTAGGATGGCTTTTTTATTTGCATGCTTAGCTCAGATGGTAGAGCGCCTGACTTGTAATCAGGAGGCAGGGGAGGTCGAATCCCTCAGTTTGCACCATATTCGAAGGTCGCCTAATGGCGGCCTTTTTTGTTTTGTGCTCATCCCAAATCCCGGAACCCCCACTATCTCCACGTTGCTGATCGCGGTAACGGGGTGAGCGCAAACCAAAGAACACTTAGCGCTATCTGCGCATTCACTTTTCCCTTCAAACAAACACACAGCTTCCGTTAATCGGAGGTAGAGACTATGAAGATGGACGAAAGATACAGTAATGCCACCTACGGCAGCGCTGGGCTTGCGGCTTTCTTCGCCAGCCTGTCGTTGCAGGACTGGGGCTTCATTATCGGCGTCGCATTTTCCATCATCCTCGGCGTCCTCACATACCGGCTAAATAAGCGGGAGCAGATGAAGCGCACGAAGATACTGCAGGACATCCTGACCAAGACGGACAAAACAAACCCATCAGCAACGGCATCAGTAATCGCCGAACTGGGTCAAAAAGCCCCGAAGGAGATTTAATGGATAGCTCGTTGCGAAAGCGAATTGCTGCAGCTGTCGGCGGCGGTGCAATTGCCATTGCTACCGTCATGCTCTCCGGCAAAGGCGGCCTTGAGGGTAGAGAGTACGTCGCATACAAAGACGTGGTTGGTGTCCTCACAATTTGCGACGGCCATACCGGCAAAGACATCATCCCCGGCAAGCGCTACACAGACAAAGAGTGTGACGCGCTGACCAGGCAAGACCTGACGCGAATTGCGAAGCAGGTTGATCCAGCCATTAAGGTGCCGACGACCGAAACGCAAAGAGCGGCCATCTACTCATTCGCATACAACGTGGGCGCAACCGCGACAATCAATTCCACGCTGATGAAAAAGCTAAACGCTAAAGACTATGTTGGCGCTTGTGATGAGCTTCGCCGCTGGACTTATGCGGGTGGCAAACAGTGGAAAGGTCTGGTTAACCGGCGTGAGGTAGAGCGAGAGGTTTGCATGTGGGGTCAGAAATGAACCGCGCAACGATAATCATCTGTGCTGCAGTGGCCACAATCCTTATTGGCATGGCGTTGGCTGTCGATCACTATCGCTCAAACGCAATCCTCTACAAAGAGCAGCGTGATAAATCACTGGCCATCATCGCCGACATGCAGGTACGCCAGCGAGATGCTGCTGCACTTGATGCTAAATACACTGGAGAGCTGGCAGATGCGAAACGCACCATTGAAGATTTGCAGCATGATGTTGCTTCTGGCAAGCGTAGGCTGCAGCTCAACGCCACCTGCTCAAAGGGTAAGGCCGCCACAACCGGCAGCTTGGGCGATGCTTCCACCGCCAGACCTACTAACTCCGCTGAACGGGATTATTTCACTCTCCGAAAGCGAATCGAAACAGTGACGAAGCAGGTTGGCTATCTGCAGGATTATGTGAAGTCACAGTGTTTAAAATGACTCCCCTACAGAAGATCATTATCGTATGATATATAAAGATTTATCATGCAAATTGAGATGAGGGAGTATGGATGGCGTATTACAGAATAAAAGCCGCTGGAAGTAATAGTTCAGCGTTGTCGTTAGTAGTATCAAAAGTGAGCGCAATAACATCTAAGAAAGAGAACAAAGATGTGCTTTTCTTAGTATCACAAATCAACATAGCCAAAGACGACGATAGAATTGAGCAGATTCTTGGGGAGTCTAGTTTTAATAAACTGGTCAAAAAAAGGGAATTAGTGATACCCCATCCAGGTATCAACTTCGAGCTTCAACCATATGATTATTTGAAAAATAATAATCACCGGGCATATGGTAGAACCGTTGTTGTTATAAATCCCAGCAAACAAGACATGGATGCAATTATTCAGAATAGTAATTCTTCTATTGATTGGATTGTTGTCGAGATGCATATGGACGGAGAGCTTGATAGTTGGGTACAGACTAACAAAGCCGCCGACATTTGAGTGGAATTTACTATCAAGCCGCCTGCGAGCGGCTTTTTATTGCCATCACAATGGGTAAACCCATCGTAATGACGTAATAAAGGGCGAAAAATTCGCCCTTACGTTAACCTCGAGACTGACGACCTTCCTCATCCTCATGAACGCGGTATCGCCAGTATTTGTCAGGCTTAACCCAAACGACGTTTTCACCGCTATCAACTCTGAATTTATTGATTACCTTAGTTGATAGCGCTTGGTTACCATCCGCATTTTCTTTCAGGTGCTGCTCGTTGTTTTTTTTAACGAGATAATCGACAACATCTTGTTGATAAAGACAACCATCTCTTGCGAGGGCAGCCATCATCCAGGATGTAACATCTTTAATAGAGAGTGCGGGTGTGTTTGGGTTTATGGCTTTGGGTTTGGGTTGGTCTTTGTTAATGATTCCTCAGGGAAATCACCATTCTCCAACTTTTTACCCGCGAACCACTGGCAACGATACACTCCTTTAAATTCATCCGTAGAGTAGGATCGCTGTACATCTGAGATAGACATACTAGGTCCGCCAGTTACCAGATAAACAATCTCACCTTTATTGTATAGAGGTGTTCTTTCTGAATTTGGTTTTTTGGCCATACAATTCCCTTTTGAGATAAAACAATGGCACTCACCGACAAACAAGAAATGTTCTGTCGCGAGTACCTCATCGATTTAAACGCCACACAGGCGGCTATTCGGGCGGGGTACAGCGAAAACACCGCCCGTAAGATTGGCAGTGAGAACCTCACAAAACCAGACATTCAGGATCGCATCGCTGAACTGAAGTCGCAACGCTGTGAATTGGTAGGTATCGATGCTGCATATGTCCTTAAGCGTCTAACCGAAATCGACCAGATGGACGTCCTCGACATCCTCATGTCAACCGGTGAGTTAAAGCCGGTAAAGGACTGGCCTAAGGTATGGCGAACGACGCTATCAGGCATGGATGTGATGGAGATGGCATCAGAAGGTAGTACCGCCGCCATGCTGAAGAAGATTAAGTGGCCGGACAAGGTGAAGAACCTTGAGCTTCTCGGTAAGCACATTGACGTCAGCGCCTTCAAAGAGAATATCGACCACAAATCATCCGATGGCAGTATGGCGACTAAGCCGACCGTTATTCAGCTTCTCCCTGTTGAGCCGAAATCATGAGTGACACCGTTCAACTTCCGATCCCCGCAAAGTTAGCCCCGCTGTTCACTGCTGTGAATAAGCGTTATCGCTGCTCACATGGCGGACGCGGTTCTGCAAAGACCCGCACCTTTGCCATGATGACGGCTGTAAAAGCTTACCAGTCGATGATGAATGGTGAGGCTGGTGTAATACTCTGCGCTCGTGAGTTCATGAACTCGCTGGAAGAGTCGAGCATGCAGGAAGTGAAGCAGGCAATACTCGGCGTTCCGTGGCTGGCCGCTCACTTCGATATAGGAGAAAAGTACATTCGCACAATCGACAAGAGCGTGAGCTACGTGTTCGCCGGTCTGCGTCACAACCTTGATAGCATCAAGTCAAAAGCTCGCATCCTGCTGTGCTGGGTTGATGAGGCCGAATCGGTAAGCGAAACAGCTTGGCAAAAGCTGAGTCCTACTGTTCGCGAAGAAGGCTCTGAGATTTGGGTGACGTGGAACCCGGAGAGAGACGGCAGCGCCACTGATAAGCGATTCCGCAAGGAGGCCAGTGACGACTGCATAACTGTTGAGATGAACTACACCGATAACCCGTGGTTTCCTGATGTTCTGGATGGCGAGCGCCTTAACGACCAGCGGCGACTCGATCCGGCCACATACTCATGGGTGTGGGAAGGTGCTTACCTCGAAAACTCAGATAAACAGGTGTTGTCCGGCAAATATCGTATTGCTGAGTTCTCTGATTCGCTGTGGAAAGAGGCTGATCGCTTATTCTTCGGTGCTGACTTCGGTTTCGCCAAAGACCCGAACACGCTAACCCGCAGCTTCATTATCGGCAACACGCTCTACGTCGAATATGAGGCTTACGGCCTACAAACTGAACTCGACCACATGCCTGAGCTGTACGACACAATCCCCGGATCGCGTGAGTGGCCTATCAAGGCAGACTCTGCGCGCCCTGAAACAATCAGCTACCTCAAGCGTCAGGGCTTCAAAATCACAGCCGCTGAGAAGTGGCAGGGAAGCGTAGAGGATGGAATTGCACACCTTCGCGGATTCGACGAGATTGTCATTCACCCTCGCTGCAAGAATGTGGCGAAAGAGGCGCGGCTCTGGTCATACAAGACTGACCGCATAACCGGCGAGGTGCTGCCTAAGCTTGCAGATGGCAATGAGCATTGCTGGGACGGAATCAGGTACTCGCTGGACGGGCACATTAAGCGCAAGGCTCAGGTCATGGGCATGATGATTCCGAGGAGATTAAGGTAGTTATGTCATTATTAGATGGGTAGTAAAATGCCTCGATTTTTACACAGGAGGCTATATGAATTGGTCAACACTTTGGGCTGCAATATCCGCAGTATCCACATGTGCTACTGCCATTGTTGCGGCATGGGCAATGCTTCGCTGGCGAAAGCAAGAGGAGTTAAAGGCTAAAATGGCCTTTAAATCATCAATTGCTGATTACATGAACATCCTTCTTTATCTTCCAACTGAAATTGTTAATGCGCATGTTAGAGCAAGGAATATTGATAAGCTAAACGAACTATCTGAATCAATAAAAGCTTGCTATCACGCATGGCTAATAACCGAGGGGCTACTTGAGTCCAATGTAGTGATAAAAAAATGCTGGGATGATTTAAGTAATCAGCACAAAGAATACATATCAGGAAAAATAAGCTCCTCAATTCTTGGTGCACATTGCATGGGCATTCTCCATGAAAAGTTCATCTTCAAATAATCACTTATACAGGTCGCTTAGGCGGCCTTTTTTATTGTCTGAACCCCACCAAACGGACACAGCATGAACCAAAACCTACAACTCGCAGTGAATCACGCTATCAGTGATGCACGGCTCGCTCGTGCCCGTGAGATGCTGCTTACCCCATCAATGGGGCTTGATGCTAAACGCGCCTCCGCGTGGTGCGAATACGGCTTCAAAAACGACTTAACATTCGATGACCTTTACAAGCTCTATCGTCGTGGTGGTATCGCTCACGGCGCGGTAGAGAAGCTTATCGGCAACTGCTGGAAGTCTAACCCACAGGTGATCGAGGGTGATAATCAGGACGATGCGAAGAAAGAGACGGCTTGGGAGCGGAAGATAAAGCCGGTGCTGAGCCACCGATTCTGGCGTGTATTTGCAGAAGCTGACCGTCGCCGCCTGGTGGGGCGATATGCTGGCCTGCTCCTGCACATCAAGGATAACCAGGCGTGGAACCTTGAAGCACAGAAAGGCAGAGGGCTTGAGAAAGTTACTGCTGCATGGGCTGGCTCCCTGACGGTTTCCGAATGGGACATCGGCCTTAACTCGCCAACCTACGGCCAGCCGAAGCAGTGGCAGTACACCGAACAGTTACCGAATGGATCAACTCGGCGGGTATTCATCCACCCAAGCCGGGTATTTATCCTTGGCGATTACACCTCTGACGCTATCGGCTTCCTTGAGCCAGCCTACAACGCATTTGTCAGCCTGGAGAAGGTAGAGGGCGGTTCTGGAGAGTCATTCCTGAAGAACGCAGCGCGGCAGTTGAATATCAACTTCGAGAAGGAAATCGACTTCAACAACCTCGCCTCGATGTATGGGGTGCCGGTTGATGAGCTTCAGGCCAGGTTCGATGAGGTGGCAGTAGAGGTTAACCGTGGCAACGACACCACCCTGACAACTCAGGGGGCTAGCGTCACGCCTCTGGTTACACAGGTGGCAGACCCGCAACCGACCTACAACGTCAACCTACAAACCGCCGCCGCCGCGCTAGACATCCCGACCAAAATCATGGTTGGCATGCAGACCGGTGAGCGAGCCAGCACTGAAGACCAGCGATATTTCAACGCTCGCTGCCAGTCTCGGCGTGAAGACCTGTCACTGGAAATTGGCGACCTGCTGCAAAAGCTAATCGACTTGAAAGTTATCGACGACGTATCGGAAAGCGCCGTTATCTGGGATGACCTTAACGCGCAGACCGACACGGAGAAACTGGATGCTGCTTACAAGATGGCGCAAATCAATAGCACCATGCAGGCGTCAGGAGAGCAGCCATTCACTGGCGATGAGATTCGCACCGCTGCCGGTTATGAAGGTTCGCCAGCGCCATTAGGTGAGGAAGATGGTAACGAGGAAGAAGAAACCTAAACCGGCGATTCTTCCCGGTAACCTTGCCGACCCGACAGGGGTAGACAGGCTAGAGCGCGGCGCGATGAACGAATTCGCAAAGCGAGTAAAGAAAGCCAGTCAGGCATACATCTACGCACTAAACCGCATTCCAGCATCTCCCGCAGTAAACAAGAAATACACCTTTCAGTTGGATCAGGGGCTCTTAACGATGCTTCTCAGCAACGCTCAGTCGTTGGTTGAGGAAATCATGCTCCAGGGAGGTGAGTTAAATCTCTGGTTCTTTGATGGCTACGTCAAGCCGTCTTATCAGCGCGGGACGGCTCAGGAGTTTGCCAACTTATCGCAGCAGTCAGATGTGTACGCAGCTGGTCATAACAGCATTGCAGACATTCTGCTGAGTGATGTTTATCAGCGTCGCCTGGTGCTGCTCAGGGCTCGCGAGTTCGAAGAGATGAAGGGGCTATCAGCAGGAATAGTGGCTGATATGTCTCGGATTCTGACCAATGGCATTGCTCGTGGTTTGCCGCCGTCAGAAGTGGCTAAGTCATTAACACAGCAAACCGGCATCGAGAAGCGCCGCGCAAACCGGGTGGCTCGCACTGAGATAACCAACGCGCTACGGCAAGCAAGGATGGATGAAGCGGATCAGGCAGAGGATGAGTTCGGGCTTAAGACTAAGCAGCTTCACATTTCAGCGCTAAGCCCAACAACCAGACACAGCCACGCAGCGCGACACGCAAAACTATTCACAGCAGACGAGCAGCGCGAATGGTGGTCGCGGGATGGCAACTCAATCAACTGCAAGTGCTCCACGGTTTCGGTGCTGGTCGACGATGACGGCAAGCCGGTATCTGACACGCCAATTAAACGCGCCAAAGAGGCATTCGAAAACATATCAGCCCGTGGCTACCAGTGGGCTAAGGGTTAATCATGAAATCGCAGATTCAAGTAAACACAAAGGTTAACAGCCAGTCTATTCGCCGCGAGGTGCATAACGGGCGAGAGCACGTAGTCATTCCAAGCTACACGCTTCCAGCCAACGTGATCATGAACAAAGAGTTCTATCCCGAGGCTGAAATCACCGCCAACTATCAGAGCATGGAAGGCACCATCGCCCCGCTCGGCCACCCAATGGTTGATGGTCAATTTGTTTCCGCATTCTCACCAGAGGGTCTTTGCGCCGGATTTGTTGGCGCATGGAACAGGAATGTTAGCCTGAAGGGTAATCGCGTCTACTCAGAGAAGTGGGTGGACGTTGAAAAGGCCAAGGAGTCAGAGGGTGGGAAACGCCTGATGTCGCGTATCGAGTCACTTGAGAGCGGTGATTCTACAGACCCGATCTGGTCAAGTGTTGCGGTGTACCGGGAGCAGTTACCGGCACCAGATGACCTTAAGGCGCAGGGTGCTGATTGGGTTGTGAAGATTCACGCAATTGACCACGACGCAATCCTGCTTGATGAGCCTCCGGCGGCGGGCCCAGAAAAAGGTGTGGGCCTGATGGTAAATGCTGACCAGGCCATTTCTTTACAGCCCAACTCCGGCGCGCTGGTAGGTGAATCCTACCGCGAGCGAGAAAGCCGCCTGGACCGCGCAGTGCGAGACAAGTTTGCCACCGGGCCGAATGATTACGCCTGGGTTGCTGACTTCACCGATTCGCAAGTCGTCATTGTGCGCAATGGAGGCAAGGCAGAGGTATTCGGCTACTCCAGCGATGGCGGGAAAATCACCATTGACGACAGCGGCACATCAGTTGCTCGCCAGGAGTCGTGGGTAGAAATCGCCGCCAACAAATTCAAATCACTTTTCACATGGCAGGGGAAACCTGCAACCAACCACAAAACGGAGGGCGACATGCCTTTAACCACAGAAGAGAAACAAGAGCTGATCACTGAAATCGGTAAAGGCCTGGCTGCGAACATCAGTGAAGCCCTGAACCCGATTAAAGAGGCTATTAGCGGCCTTCAAACCAACCATAACCAACTGGCCGAAACCCTGACCGCCAACTCCCGCGCGGAAGAGAAAACAAAGCGCGAAGCGGTGGCGAAGGTTCACGGTGAAATCGTTGCTAACGCGCTTTCCGGTAAGTCACTGGACGCGATGTTTAAATCCCTGGGCTCAGCTACCCCGCTGGGAACCAACTCCGCTCAAGGCCAGCAGGAAGCCGGTGCTCCAGACCCTAAAACCTACTTCGGAGGCGCTCAATAATGTCTCGTTATCGTCGCGTTAATATCGACGGTCAGTCTCTGTACAAGACCGAAACCCGCATTGCCGCCGCCGCGCTTCTGCCTGGCACCCTGGCAACCATCAACGCAAGCAACCAGTTTGCACAGGCTACAGCGCTGAAAGGCCGTGTGTATGTCATCGACGTGGCATATCACCAGGGGCTGAACATTCGTGAGGCTGTCCCTGCTGGCGACTCCGCTATCGGCAACTATGTCGAAGAAGGTCGTGAACTGGCCGTGCTATGTGCGCCGGGCGCTTACAAGAAAGACAGCCCAATCAAGCTCGGCACCAACGGGCAATTCACTCTGGCGACTGCTGACACTGATTCGGTGATTGGTTACTCACAGGATGAGGCGACCATTGCCGCAAGCTCTACCGACTTCATTCGCGTTCGTTTCCGTGTCGGCACCGTTGCCGCCGCCAGCGCATAATAACAAGAGGACATAACACATGTTTTTCACTCCCGAAACGCTGGCAGTTAACAGCCGTCTGCAAGGTCATTGGGCAGAGCTGTGGGCTAACCGCAACATCTGGAATGCTCAGAACGATGGCATGATTGCCGCTAACCGTCAGTTGATGACGCCTGACATGCTGGCCGCTAACGCAGTCGGCGGCCTGACTCGTGACTTCTGGGCTGAGATTGACCGCCAGATTATCCAGTTGCGCGATCAGGAAGTAGGCATGGAAATCGTTAACGACCTGATGGGCGTTCAGACCGTGCTGCCAATCGGCAAGACCGCCAAGCTGTATAACTTCGTAGGCGATATCGCTGATGACGTGAGCATCAGCATGGACGGTCAGCCGCCATACTCCTTCGATCACACTGAATACGACAGCGACGGCGACCCGATTCCGGTATTCACTGCCGGTTACGGCGTTAACTGGCGTCACGCTGCTGGTCTGCAGACCGTCGGAATTGACCTGGTGCTTGACTCGCAGACCGCGAAAATGCGCCAGTTCAACAAGAAGATCGTCAACTTCACCCTGAACGGTGATGCCAATATCTCCGTGCAGGGCTACAAGGCGCAGGGCATGAAGAACCACCGCAATACCGTGAAGATTAACCTCGGCTCTGGTGCTGGCGGCGTCAACATTGACCTGACCCAAGCCACCGCAGTTCAGTTGATGGAATTCTATGGCAAGGGCGCATTCGGCCAACAGGCTCGCAGAAACAAGGTTGACGCCTACGATGTGCAATGGGTTTCCTATGAAATCTGGGGCAATCTGATGCAGCCATACATCGTCAATGGCGTTGTGACCGGCACTGTGTTGCAGGCGGTACTGCCGTTCGCACCTGTTCGTGCAATCAAACCGACCTATGCACTGACCGGTAACGAGTTCATTGCCTATCAGCGCCGCCAGGACGTGGTTACCCCGCTGGTTGGCATGGCTACCGGCGTTGTTCCACTGCCGCGCCCGATGCCACAGTCGAATTTTAATTTCCAAATAATGTCCGCAATGGGTCTGCAGGTTAAGCGCGACGGCGAAGGACTGTCCGGTGTTCTTTACGGCGCTAACCTGGCTTAAGGGGGCTTTATGGCTAAGTACGAAGTCGTGAAGCCTTGGCATGGCGTTTCGGTTGGTGATGTGGTGGATATCGATACGCTTCACCCATCTTTGCAGCCACACCTCAGGCTGATTAAGGGTGAGGCGGCAGGGGATTTAACTCCTGCCACACCGGCAGCGACTTCTGGTCGAGGCCGAAAGCCTAAGCAAGAAGAATAACCGCCGCGAAAGCGGTTTTTTTACGCCCTGTTTCGGCAGGGCATCTTACCGGGGGAGTCATGGTTACTCTTGAGCAAGCCAAAGAATATCTGACCGGGCAAGGGATTGAGCTTCCTGACTTTATCCTCTCCGCGCTCGTTGAGCAGGCTAACAGCATTAAGGAGTGTCTGGATGCTCATTATCCTGCGGCGACCGCTCTGCTTATTCAGATGTACCTGTTAGGACTGATGGGGCTGGGGCAGGGGGATAAGTATTTATCCAGTCAGTCAGCCCCATCTGGTGCATCGAGGTCATTCCGTTACCAGTCGTTCGGTGACCGTTGGTCTGGAGCTACTGCACTTCTTCGCGGGCTTGATAAGTTTGGCTGCGCTAATGGGCTCATCCCTCCCGACCCGACCAAGAAGGCTTTTGCTGGCATCTGGATTGGCAAGGGTGGATGCATGTGTGGTGACCGCTGATGTGGATATCCGTAAAGCAGCGAATTCCTGAGTCATTCGTGCGCGTGTGGGTGATGACCGACACCGGGCGGCAGACTACCGGTTACGTGAAATCGGACGGTGAGTGGTTCATCAACTGCGAGAGAATCCGGGCGACCGGTGCACAGGTTCTGAGGTGGCGAGAATGAAAGTTATCGACTGGTCTGTAAACACAATTGAAATCTGTTCAGGTAGGGTTATTGAGGCTTGTTATCCATGCTCAATGGTAAGCATGGAAACTAGCACAGGACAGATATCCATTCGCATTGATGGCCGTAGAAAGGTGCTCCCTCCATCAAAGGTGTCTTTCAATCCGATACTTGAAGGACGGAAGAATGAGCAATGTTGCTAACTGGAGTTACACCGCACCGTGCACTATCTGGCGAAACCTTGGCTTTGCTGAGAATGGCGACCCGTTAGGGTGGTCGGAGCCAGAGGTAATCATGGCTGACTATCAAGGTGGACTGTCGGCGAAAATCGGCAGCATCGGGACGGAAATCACCGTCAAAAACACCTTCTGGACTGAGTTCACGGAGGCAAATCGCGGCGATTACATCCTGATTGGCTCATCGACTGACGCCGACCCGATAAACGCCGGCGCTGATGAGGTGATGCAGGTTATCCGCTACGCAGACACCTTTGAGCGCACAGCCGACGACTATGCGATTCTGACCGGAGCTTGATATGGTCGTTAAAGTGAAAGGCGTCAGCCAGGCTAAGCAGAAACTGGATGCGCTGCTCGGTGAGGTGCAGGGGAGAAAGGTTGGTCGCGCCATCAAGTCGGCGCTATTCATCATTGGCGCGGATGCGGCGACGATGACCCCTATAGACACCTCTTATCTGGTCAACTCGCAGTATCAGGAATTGCTGGTCAACGGCACCAGAGTTACTGGTCGTGTGGGCTACTCCGCCAACTACGCTGTTTACGTTCACGAGGCGTCAGGCAAGCTAAAAGGCAGGCCGAGAGCTAACGGTAGCGGAAACTATTGGGACCCATCAGGCGAACCAAAATTCCTTGAGAAGGCATTCAAGGATAACTCCGACAAGGTGGCCGCAATTATCCGCAAGGAGCTGAGCCTATGACCCCACCAATGTACAAGCGGGTGCGCGATGTCTTCATGGAGAGCGGCCTGACAGATGGGTTAAACATTCAGCTACTCGTCTGGACTGATGACCCTAACGATAAGCGACTGGCGAAAAGCTACATCGTGTTCCGGCCTTCTGGCGGATCAAATATCGATAAGGATATTGGCGGCGATTATTACGTCATGGTCGATGTCATTTCCGCTAAAGGCGTGACCGAGTATCAGAAGGCAGACGACGCCGTTAGCCGCATCATCGAGTTCGTGAAGCAAAATCCATTGGTCAGCAAATGCCTCGGCCAGATAACCAATCTCGGCGGCATCCCCGCGCCGGTTCTCTCTACTGAGGGGCGGCTAGTTTACCGCCTCATGTTCGCCTGTCTCTACGGCAGCGATTAACCAAACACCAAATCAACCAGGTCGCCATGTGCGGCCTTTTTTTATGCTCATAAGAGGCCTAAGACATGGCAATTTGTCAGACCGATAACACAAAACTCTTTGGCCGCGCCGTCATTCTGGAAGTGGCTGACGGTTGCGCCGATGCGGTGCCTACGGAGGCAGATTTCAAGCTGCTAATGCCAGGCACATCCAAGACGTTCGATATGTCACCGAACACAACCACATCATCCGCTGACGATACGAAAGGCTGGGTTGAGAATATCGTAACCTCTAACGACTTGACGCTCAGCTTTGAAGGCGAGGTTCGTGTAAACGACCGTTCAGACCAGTACGGCGTCTACAAGTACATCAAGTACTACGTCACTGAGGTAAATGCCGGTCGCCAGCCTACGCTATGGGTTCGCATGACCTTCGGCCAGATTCAGATTCAGGGTTACATGGTTATCACCGCGCTCAGCAATGACGGCGGCACCGATGACATCGTTACTCTGTCTACTGAGTTCAAAGTGGCTGATGGTTCTACCGTGCAGGTGACAGACGTTGTTGATGATGTTCCTGTGACCGGCGTTACCGTAGCTCCGAAAACTGCATCCATCGCGGTAGGTGCAACTCGCCAACTGTCGACAACTATCGCGCCGGCTGATGCCACCAACAAAGCTGTTACCTGGTCATCTTCCGATGCCACTAAAGCAACGGTGAGCAATGCCGGCCTGGTGACTGGCGTAGCGGCTGGTACAGCAACCATCACTGCGACCACTGCGGACGGCGCTAAAACCGATACCGCAGCTATCACCGTGACTGCGTAATTAATACAGAGGGTTCCTGTGAGCCCTCGATATTAATTATGGGGGAGCAATGACACCTTTAACCGAAATTGGCGAGTCCCTGATAGGCGCTGGCCGCCGTGAATACTTCTTTCGACCATCCTTCGCCGCAATGACGCACATAGGCTCTCCAGCAGAGATTGTGCAGGCCTTTTACGACTTAAACCATGACGCGGTGTCGCCGCTATTCGCTCGCGCCTATGAGGCTTACGGGAGCGTTCCTGCATGGCTGATGGAATACGTCAGTAAGCCGGGATTTGCCGATAAGGCCATTGGCGCAGCGATTAACATCCTGCAGGCGTGCTGTGAAGATGATTGCGCAGCGCTGACCGGTGCAATGGTGCCGAGTCGCGGCCGTCCCGGAGAGCTAGTCTGGATGCCGGGAGCGATGTCGTTTGCAGAGATGGTGATGATAGCCAGTTCGCTTATCACTCACGGCATCATCGGCAAGGCTAAAGTCCGCAAGCTGCAGCGCAACGAATCAGGCCAGATGACTCGAGAGTTTCACGCCATCGAGTACATTAACGCCGCCAGGTCACACTTCGGAATGTCGAAGGATGAGGCCATGAAGCTGACCATGACCGAGTTTCAGTTACTCCTGAACACCAAATATCCTGAGCAGAAAGGCTTCACGAAAGAAGAATACGACACAGTTGTCGATGACTATTTCGCGAAGAAGCAACGCAAGCTGGATAGAGTGGCTTGATTTTGGTTAATGAATTGACTGGTGTAACTTTAAGTTGTTCGTTAATTAATCATTTATGCTGCTGTAAATCAAAGGTGATAAGGTTTTGAAGGATTTTATCGATTGCCAAGGACGAGGTTTTTTATGAAAGCAATTTTTATTATTGTGCCGTTAGTCATGTTGACATCATGTGCATCTTCCGAAGAAAAGTATCAGCCAGCCAAGAATGGGCCATCTTCTTCAATGCCGATTTATAGTGTGGATAGCTCTGGCAACATGCGTCGCGATCATCGAATGGAAAAAGTCAGAGACAGAGGCTGTGTAGATAACAGCACAAACTGCGGAACCCCCTTTGGTTGGTAGCCTAATCTCGCAATATAGCCCACTAGGTGGGCTTTTTGTTGCGCAGGGCGTTTCATGCGGTTTCATGTCGTTTCACCTTGCTCAAACAAAAGTATCGTATTACTATTGACAACAGTCAAAACGCCATTTCGGTATGTCATTGAGGTTCAATATGTTTAGCGAAGAAAAAGTGGCTCAGATGGCTGCTTACCTGCTACTTAAGCGTGGCGGGCGCATGGCATATCTGAAGCTAATGAAATTGCTTTACCTGTCAAACAGGCTCTCGATCGTCGAGCGTGGCCGCATGATGGGTGAAGATTCATTGATTTCAATGAAACACGGCCCTGTGATGTCCAACACGCTGGACTTAATCCGGCATAAGCACAGGAGGGGCGGGAAGTACTGGTTCGAGCTTTTAAAAACGGAAGGCAAAGACCTTGTGCTTGTTCGTGACCCGCGGAAAATGGATGTTGACGAGGTTCTTGACTGTTTAAGTCGCTCTGATTTGAAAATCCTTGATGGCGTTTATGCTAAGTTTGGGCATATGAACCGCTTTGAATTGAGGGATATGACGCACCTCAAAGAGTACTGCCCAGAATGGGAAGATATTGGAAACTCAACCAAGCCTATCGACAGAAAGTCAATTTTGATGCACGAAGGCAAGTCTGAGGAAGAGGCTAATAATATCATCCAACATATGAGAGAATCAGAAGACCTGATGGAATTCAGCTCTCAATTAAGATGACAAAATATCAGCCATACAGAAAAGGGACTGTTCTTGCGCTAAGCGGAAGCGTTGATCACTTGCACGTCATCTGTAATGACCCTGTACATTATCCAATCGACGGATGTGACTGCGTTCTTGCTGTAAATATATCAAGCGTGAAAGCAGGCGTACCTTATGATCCGACATGTATTATAAAAACCGGCGACCATCCTTTCGTTCGGCATGATAGCTATGTTGTTTACGAGCGAGCAGTCATCTGGAAAGTTGGAAACATAGATAAAAAGGTCGGCGAGGGGAGCATTAAACCTCAAGATTCAGATATTGAAGATGATGCATTCAAGAGAATACTTGAAGGTTTCGATATATCGGATGAGGTGGAGCCAAAAATCCGAAGGTTCTGGAAAAATCATTGTTAAGCTGATTGTCCCGATAAATGACTAAACCCGCCAACAGGTGGGTTTTTGCTTTCTGGATGTCACCAAAACCAAACCAAACCCGCTTCGGCGGGTTTTTGCGTTGCCTTGCCGCCATCCTTTGCTAACATGTTGCTACTTGTTACTTATGGGGATAGGGATGTGAACCTTTCAGGATTTTCTCCAGATAAAATCTCGTGGTTTAGAAATTGGGTTATGCGTAAAAACCACTCAGAAATAGTAGATCTTCACTTCCAACTTACAGGCCTTGTAAAGGAGCATTACAGGCTGAGGTCTGACGAAAAGCATCTCCTAATTGCTATCAGTGCTTGCGAGTATATGATTTGTATATCTGACTTGGTTATGCAGTCCTTGATAGCTAAGGCAAAAAAACAAATCTATGAGTATGAAGAGTTTCTTGGCGATTATCCCCACCCAAAAACTTATTTTCGCCCCAATAACTACGGATACTATCAGCTAGGGGTGCTGCTTCGTAGAAGCAAAAATAAAGAAAGAGAAGCTATCCTTGATGAAAAAATGAGATCAGAAGGTTGGGGGTTAGGTTTTATAGATATCAGCTAGTAACATTTAAAATCAACACAAATATAAAGGAATGTTTGGTGAAAAAATTTATTCTGTTTTTTGCTATAGCCGCTTTAACTGGTTGCAAGCCAAGCGCCGAGAAGGCCATAGAGTTGGCACAGAAAGAAGTCTCTGCTGACATGAAAGATCCAGAAAGTGCAAAGTTCAGATACATGCGTTTCATACAACAGGGCGAGAAGGATGGCGTTGTAGGTGGGTTCGTATGTGGTAACGTCAATGCCAAAAACAGTTACGGCGCATATGCCGGATATTCACCTTTCTTCATAGCAATAAGCATGAAGTCAAAGGGCATCTTCTCTAAAGGCGTAACCTATACAGTAGATGACAAGAAGGTATTTTCTGACCCCAGCGAAAGGGATATGAAATATTATCTAAGCACTTGCGGACAAGACGGCATCTAGTTAGCTAATTAATCAACAAACCTCGCTTAGGCGGGGTTTTTTTATGCCCGGAGATATTCAATGGCTCAAGATTTAGGCGGCATCTACTATGAAGTAGACCTTGAAACAGGAAACTTGATCGCGTCAGTTAGAAAGGCAAAAGGTGAGCTGGATTCACTATCCAAAAATTCTGACACCCTAAACACGAGCCTGAGCCGCTTGTCATCTACCATCAAATTAGTAATAGCTTCTTCCGCGCTGCGTGAAATGGCGAGCATGGTCCAGAAGTATCAGGAGATGGCTGATCGCGTTCGCATGGCAACGGCCAGCACAGAAGAATTCGACATGGTGCAAAAGCGCCTGCTGAAAACTGCGAATGGCACTTTCCGATCGCTATCTGAAGCGCAAGAACTTTACATCCGCAGCGCTGACGGCCTTCGCAGTATGGGTTATTCAACCCAGCAGGCAATCGACGTTCAGGATTCAATGTCCTACGCATTTGTTAAAAACGCCGCTAGCGCCGACCGGGCGAGCTCAGCAATTAATGCTTTCACAAAGTCTATCAATACCGGAAAAGTTTCTGCTGATCAGTGGGAATCCATTACATCAGCAATACCAAGCGTGATTGAAGATATTGCCAGCGCTAGCAACAAGTCAGCCGCTGATGTTCGAGCGCTTGGCGCTGCCGGGAAGCTCTCAGCAAAACAACTTACAGAAGGCCTTAAACAATCTCTTGATGCAAACGCTGAATCAGCAAAGGGGATGTCCAATAACCTCACCGATGCCAGTGTGAGAATTAAGACAGCAATCACAGCTGTTCTCGTTGCGGCAGAAAATCAGACAGGAGCTCTACAGTCATTTACTAACGGTCTTATCAGTGCTGCAGATGCAATCCTTTCCTTCAGTGATAACGAAGACGGGATGAAGAATCTGGTAGACGCAACCACGGCTGCAATTACGGTGTTCTCGGCTGTAATTGCCAGCCGGTATGTCGGATCATTAGCTGCGGCAACTCAAGCCAAGGTAACTCACGCCGTTGCAACTATTAAGCAGAGAGATGAGGAAATTAGGGCAGCACAGGCGGCTATTGCAAGCGCTCAGGCTGAAATAAAAAACGCCCAGGCAACGATAGCTTCTGAGCAGGCAAAGGCCAGGCAGTTAGCTACGCAGTCAGCCATTAACAAGCAATACGGGCTTGCTGTCAGCTATCAGGCCGAATACGCAGCCATTCAGCAGAAGATCACTGCTGCAGATAACGCGGCAACCGCAGCAAAGGCAAGGCTGGCAGCCGCCACCGAGCTGGCAACAAATCTGAATAAGTCCTATGCACTATCGGCTACTCTTGCGAGAAACGCGCTTGCTTTCATTGGTGGGCCAGCAGGTGCAGCAATGCTGGCAGCATCAGCGATATTCTATTTCTGGCAGCAGGCTAAGCAGGCAAAAGAAGAGTCAATTAACTTCGCAGACTCTCTCGATGGCGTAATCGCCAAAATGAGAGAAATGAATCAGGTTCAACTGCAGGGGACTTTGGCTGACATAGCAAAATCAATAACTGCACAGAAAGAAAAAATTGATGATCTTAATGATTCTGTCTCGGATGCTCAGCGTGAGTACGAAAAGTATATAGGATTAGCAAGGAAGTTTGGTGTAGAGCAAGACCAAACAAACGGTTATGTTCAAAAAGCAAATGAATGGTTTTATACGCTAAGCCAAAGGAAAAGGGACCTTAGCGATGCAACAGATAAGCTTAATAAAACACAACATCAGCAGGCGGAAATACAGGAGCAACTTAACACCAAAGCCAAGGAATCTGATGCTGCATTTGATGTTCTTGCAAACAACCTGAGAACAAAGATACCTAATGCAAGCGAGGCGGCGATTGCGGCAATGGCTGCAACAATGCAGACCCTGGATTCTTTAAATAAAAAAGCCTCTGAATCCGGAAAAGCGGCAGAGCCTGAGCCATCACCAGAAGCCAAGAAGCTGATTCAGAATGCGGAACGACGTCTTGCGCTATCAAAACTTGAGGGCGAAGCCAGAGCAAGGTTGCAGGCACAATATGATGCAGAAGATGTTGGTCTGGCTGCCAATGACCCGGTTACAAAGCAACTGCAGGATCGCTACGCCCAAACTGAGAAGAACACCAAGGCTCAGAAGGAAGCAAATAGCGAGAGTAAAAAATCAGCATCCTCAGCCGAGTCTGTAGCCCAGAAGCTTAAGAACCTTCGTCAGCAGTCAGAACTTGCCGCCGATTCAACGCGCGAACTAAGTCGTGAACAGGCTATTCAGCGAGCAAAGGACTCACTCGGCAAGTCCGCAAATCCGGGAGATATAAAGCTGGCTGAAGAGTATGCCAGGAAAATTTGGGATACTGCCAACGCCCTTAAAGCCCAGGCAGCAGCAGAGAAGCTAATCCCTGAGCGACAAGAGTCAACTCGTTACGCGCAGGAAAGCAAAGACCTCAAGACGGCTCTCGATGCTAAGAAGATAACTCAGGACGAGTTCAATCAGGCCACCGAGAGAGCAGAGCAGCAGCACCAGTCCAACCTCGCCAAGATTCGCTCTGATGCTGTAGTCAGCCCAATCAATGACGCTCGCGGCTCTATCGACCCGGTTCAGCAACTGGCTAATGAAAACGCCCGTAAGCTTGCTCTCATTCAGCAGTTTGAAACTGAGAAAGGGGCGATTACAGAGCGCGGGATTGCGCTTATGACGGCGGCTAACAAGCAGTATGAGCAAGATAGAATCGCAGCTCAGTGGGAAATCTGGCGTCAGCAGAGCGTTGGAAACGAAGCCGCTGCAGCTGCATTTGATAGCTTCGCAGGGAACGCCTCCAATGCACTTACCGGAATAATTACCCGCAGCATGACCGCAGAGGATGCGCTTCGTTCAATCGGTAGCAATGCACTCAATAGCCTTGTTAATACCTTCGTTCAGATGGGGGTGGAGTGGGTTAAATCTGCAGTCATGGGACAGGCAGCACAAACAGCTGCCATCGGCACTGTAACGGCTGTGCAAACAGCTGCAGTGGCGACGCAAACAGCAACCAGCACAGCGGCGGCGGCTACAACAGCGGCGGCATGGACCCCGGCGGCAATACTGTCATCAGTGGCCTCAATGGGTACGGCTGCAGCAATTGGTCTTGGTGCGGTAGCTGGGGTCGTTGGGGCCAATCTGCTGGGTAAGCGTAAAAATGGTGGGCCAGTAACTGCAGGTGGTATGTACCAGGTTGGTGAGGGAGGCATGCCTGAGATTTACCAGGCAAGCACCGGTAAGCAGTACATGATACCGGGTGATAACGGCAAGGTGATAAGCAACAAGGATATGACCGCAGGGGGCGGTGGTGGGGTGGTAATTAACATCCAAAACTACACATCCTCCTCGGTAGATGCTCAGGCCAGTACCGACAGTAATGGCGGCCTAACCGTTGACGTCATCGTTGCAGACCTGAACAACGGCGGCCCGATCAGTAATGCCATAACCAGCAACATGAACGTTAAACGCACGCCACGGGGGCAGGGCTGATGCCAATTATCGACTATCCTGACTGGCTGCCGCTGGCGCAGAAGGCCAGCAAAAATATGACGCTGGATACCGGGTTCCAGACCGATCAGCCAGCGGTCGGCCCGGCTATCTTTGAAAACCAGACCGACGACCTGAAGGTGACATGGTCGCTGACGTGGATATTCACCCTGGCTCAGGAGCGCGCATTTCAGCAATGGCTGCGTAGCCCGAACTATCTCAACCGGGGTCTGAACTGGTTCCGGATGAATATCAACCTGGGCGGCAGTGGCCTGCAGCTGCAGGAGCTTCATTTCACGCAGATGCCGGTGCAAACCAGTATCGACGGCGGGGTGGTTACCTGGACAGGAACGGTTATCGCCAACCATCTTTACAACGCAGACGACGAGTTCGACGACATCATCGTTGAATTGCCGCCGCCATGGGATTCCTGGCTGGACATAGTGGTTACTGGTTATCCAGACGGATGCGATCCTGAATCACTGCCGAGGGTACCGTAATGCCGAGCTTCAGGGAGTATAAGCAGCAGCGTCCGATGCGCGGACTATACGACACCATCACGTTCTACCATCCATCATTTGGCTATGTGCGCCTGGTCGATAAGCAGTTCTTCCCGAAGACGCTCGGCAGCCAGACGTACTCGCCAGCACGGTTTGAAATCGAAGAGAGCCAGCAGAGCGGTACGCCAGTGATCGACGCTACTGTTAAGTTAGGGCGGCTGTCGTCGGATATTAAAGCGCTGATGAAGCAGTGGAAGGGCGCGGCCCGACTTACGGCCATCACGGCCACCAGGCAGATCTTCGACAGCGGCGACGTTTCCGTGCCGATTAAGTCATGGCAACTCTACATCAAGACGGTGGACATTGATGCAGATTCAGCATCGGTAACCCTTTCTGTCACTAACCCGCTAAACAATAACATCGGAAGGCTTTATGACCCAACAGAATACACCGGGCTGCAGTACCTCTGATTTTGTGAGGAGGGTGATCGGCGTGCCGTGGGCTAACCGGGCCTGTTCATTTGAGAAAGTGGATTGCTGGGGTCTGGTGGTGCTGTATTACCGCCACGTTCTCGAAATTGAGTTGCACCAGACACCGGACTACGAATCCGGGGCCGACTTCTTTACCTGCTATCAGGGTGATGTCGTTTTCTGGCAGAGGTCAGATAAGCCAGTAGAAGGCGGGATATTCGTTGGTTACCGTGGTGCGCAACCTGCGCATGTTGGCCTGGTGCTGAACCGTCATGCGCTGCACTCGCGAGGCGAGAATGGAAGTGTGCGTATGGACTCACTACTGGTAATCCAGCGGGCATTCACCAAAGTGGAGTATTTCCAATATGGCGTTGATTGAATTACAGCGTTTTCCGGGAACGCCAAAAGAACGCTTCAGGGTGCCAAACGGCACCCTTTTTTATGACTGGCTGGCGGCCAATGATGCCAACTTTCACCGCGATCTTCTGATCGTAAGAAATGGCGTTAAGTTGGGCGACGATGATGAGCTTGCGTTCGAGATTAGCGAGCTTGACTGCATCCAGATATTTGATCAGCCAAAAGGTATCGTGGGCGACATATTGAGCCCAATCTTTAAAGTCGTTAGTCAGGTGTTTTCGTTTCTGGCACCAAAGCCTGCTATCGCAAACACCGGTGGAAACAGCGTCGACTCCCCGAACAACAGCCTGACGGGCCAGACCAACACCGCTCGTGTTTACAAAGCAAAGCCTGACATTTATGGGCAGGTGCGCTCTTACCCTGACCTGATTCAGGAATCAATGTTTGAATATGTCAGGCAGAGCGATATCGACGGAGGATTGAAATACGTCACTGAATGGATGTGCGTAGGCATTGGAGCATATGATTATTCATCTGTTCGTTATTCTGAGTCCAGTCTGGGGTCGCTTGCCGGCGCGTCATTTCAGTTTTATCAACCTGGTGAAGTGATACCAGAAATTATCGAAGGTTATGGCTTTGATGATGTCGATGGGCAGGAAGTTCCAGGACAGAATGAGGCGAGTAACTTTCCTGTTGAGAGCGCTACAGCAAATACCATTGTGAGCGGCACGTACTCCGGTGGACAGATAGCGATGAAAATTGTGAAACAGGCTGAGTTTGAATACTTTATCGGTCTTGCTCTTCCGCACGCTGTCACTTTCACAATAAGCGTCACTTACCCAACACCGACTGGAGAGATAACGAAAGACGCTACTTTTGCGGGCACGCTTATCTCTGCATCAGAGTCTGATGACGGTTCCGTGGTGAATCCAGTCAAATGGTACACATTCACAATGGATAAACTTGATGGTCCCGCTGACGTACCTTCCAACGCGACGATTAACACAACTAAGTTTGTCATGAACGACAATGAAGCTCTGGTGGTGGGGCCATTCTTCTCACCCGTTGAGTCCTCACAGCTCTGGATACACACTCAGTCTCAGCTTGGCGGAGATCACTCGACATTCTGGAAAGTGGTTATCTGGAAAATAGATGATGAGCATAACCAGATACCAGGAACTGAGCAGACATTTAACTTCGCCCAGGGAACGCCGCACCACTCAGCCAGTGAGGTTTTTTACAGAACGGCGAAAATCACACCGACTGGCGGATTTGGTAAGTATGCAATCAATTTTCAGCGTACTGACAACTCCAGCGATGCAAGCGTACTAAAAGTAGAGGAGATTCACGCGGTAAATATCAGAACCAATGTTGTGCATCAGACCGATACTTTGGTTCGCGTACGCGTTAGAGCGACTGAAAACGCGCTCGGCAGCCGTGAGCGTAAATATAATGCTTTGGTAACCCGGCATACCATTTCCTACAACCTGAACACGCAGTCAGTTGATTACACGCTGCGGGCTTCGCGTTCATTTGCTGATGCGGTGGCGCACACCTGGTTAATAATGGGTGAGCAGTCGGTAAGCAGCATCGACCTGTATGGCCTTTATTCCATCGCCGAGAGCCTGCCAGATAATCGCCTGGGCTACTTCGACTACACATTTGACGACGAAAACGACTCGCTCGGTGATAGGGTACAGGCAATCTGCAATGCGGCATCTGTCATAGCGTATTGGGATGATGGTGTACTGACGTTTACCCGTGATCAGAAAGTTACTCACCCGGCCGCCGTTTTCAATCGGGCGAATATGAAAACAGACGAGTACAAAATGACGTACGAGGCCACGCTTCCTGGTGGATACGATGGCGTTCAGGTGTCCTACGTTCATCCGACCACGAACAACAAGACCTACATTAACTACCGCGTACTGAGCGGCGCCATTGTCGAGCAGGAAGCGGAGAACCCGAACAAGCTGGAGATAGTCGGCTTCCGTAACGAGTACCAGGCGCGGGAGCGCGCGCTACGCGAAACAAAGCGTCTGATCTACTCACGAGTGAAGATGAACGCCAAAGTGTTTGAAGACGGGATTATGCAAGTCGGTAGCGTCATTCAGATAGCTGATATCTATGACAGTAACCAGCAGCAGGGTTACATCACGGGCCGTACTGGGAATAACTTTGATACAAGCGAGCCAATCATGTTTACCAGCTCGATGTATGTCCTGGTGACAGACAATCTTGGCAATCCCACACTGAGATACCAGGCGACCCCCCGCAATGACACTAAATATGGCTTCTCTGCGGCGATCCCCAGCATACAGCTCAATATCTGGAACGGAGACACTGTGCAGCTCCCGTCGCGCTATCTGATTGCGACCGTGGAAGAACTGGACAGTCAGCTATGGACTGTCAACAGCATCAAGCCAAATACTGATAACACCGTTTCTCTAAGCGTCGCAGAATATAGCGATTTGATTTACCCATAACTCTCACTTTATTACCAACACAACCCGGCTATTGCGCCGGGTTTTTTATTGGAAAAATTATGGCTACCCAACCAACTAATAACGCAGTGCCAAGTGAATCCCCGCGCGACCTGAAATTTAACGCCGGTAAAATCGATGAGTTTGTTACTTCTCAGGGGTGGACTTATTCCGACCGCTTCGGGGTCAAGCATTACACCATTGAAGGTATCAACCATCTTGCACAACAAGTAATGAGCGCTTTTGGTTACGTGACATTAAATGGTGTGACCTTCACTACCGGTGCTACTGTATCAAATCCTAACGAAGTGTTATTTAACACCGCGGATAATTCCTACTACAAATGGACAGGATCGTTTGCATCTGGAGCTAAAGTAGTCCCGCCAAACTCAACCCCTGAGTCATCAGGCGGAGTTGGTCCTGGAAAATGGATTAATGTTGGTGACAGCGCAATAAGAAGCGATCTGGCTAACGGCGGTGGGGCGTCTCTGGTTAAATACAAAGACTCTACCGTCATGAATGCTCTAAACTCGCTTGAAGACAATACAGGATTCAACTCTGTAGGCCGTTTCCTGAATCTTGCTGAGTTGCGAGCTACAATTCCAATCAGCGCAGGAATAATTGTTTATGTGGCTTCTTCGGCCAGTACAGCGCATGCAGAATCTCATGTAGGCGGTGGATATTTCGAGTCTGTAGATAATACCCAGGCTTGGCCGGATGACGGTGGGATTGTCATTAAGCCAGCGACGGGAACGATTGTCTGGAAGCGCATTAACTTCACGCTGTACGATATGCAGTTCTGGGGAGTAAAGGCTGATGGAGTAACCGATAACGCCTCAGCCATTACAAAAGCAACTGATTATGCTAGAGCTAACAGGGTTATTCTTGAAGCTCCAGCAGGTAATATACGTACAAGTAAAATGGTTCCAATTTATGACAATATGGGAATTCGTGGCTTCGGAAAAGCGGAATCAACAGTGTTTGTAAAAACAACCAATGACAAATTTGATTATATGAATGGCACTACAATAGCACTTCAAGTAGACGCCTTGGCAGGCTTTGTTCCGAAGAAATGGGACATCCCTGATTATACTATGGACTCATTCTGTGTTCATGGACGATTAGAAAATTGCCTGTTTCGCCGTGAGTCTACCTCTGTGATGGCGCAGTATGGATTCTTTCTTGGAAAAGCAGCAGCACCTGTTGTTCGCCAATGTAACTTTGAGGGGGGGCGCATAGGAATAAAAGCATTTTGTGCTTTTTCTGGTGTAATGGAGATGGTCGCAGCGATTGCGGCTAGTGGTACTGGGTTTCAGGGGGTTGACTTTTCTGATATTCGAAATGGTGTGATGTATATGACTGGAACTTCTATGGATTTAAGATGTGTTCAGGTTCGTGGATATCAATTCGGATTCGGTATTTATCGCTTGCAGTATAGTACAATGACCAATTGTACAGCAGAAGATATTAACCCCATGTCGGGGGAAACGATATGTTATGCATTCGACTTTATCGACCCATATAGTATCAGTATGAACGCATGTGCTACTGAGCTTGTGAAAGGTGGGCAAATACGAATACAAGGTTATGCAAATCCAAGTTATAGACCCGCTATTAAAATTACTAACTATCTGCCAATAGACCAACGCAACCCTGTTACACCGACTCCTATCTATTTAGTTGATAATGGCAGTGTCACACCGATGAACGTAGTTATTGACGCATCAGAACTAAGCCGGGATACAGCATTGACAAATCTCACTCCTCCAACAGTTAGTGGTAATGGAGCAAAAGTTATCATCATCGGTTGCGCAGGAGAGAACTGGACCGCGTCAGGTAGCGGAGTGTTCACAAGACTTGCATAACAACGTTTCTGTTGAAAACAAGCGCACACATGGTTAAAGTGTGCGCTTTAATAACGAAAATAACGGTATCATTAGGAGCCGCTTTTCATATGTCATCAGAATTAAAAAATAATATAATCTCGATAAAAGAAAAGATAAATCTAAGTTATCTTGATGGGCTTCGTGGGATACTTTGCGTTTTAGTGTTAATTGAACACTGTATTAACTTTTACAAGCCTGATGTCAGATTTACAGAGCTTGCAGGGGCAGCAGGTGTTATTAGGAGAGTAATCATTTCAACTCCTCTTAATATAATTTACAACGGTGATATGGCAGTTTATATATTCTTTGTACTAAGTGGGTTTGTTTTATCTCTATCATTTAATAGAACAAGAAATCATGAAGTGATTTTGTCTGGGGTAATAAAAAGATATCCTAGGATTATGCTGCCAGTTGCTGGTTCAATGATTTTTATGTATATCATTATGGGGCTAACAGATAAATTCATAGGCCCTGCATTTGGTTTGCACATACCATATGTTATGGAACAACTATTCTATCAAATACCTTTTACTCATGTAGCCCTTACAAATTACCCTCTTTGGTCAATGTCCTATGAGCTATACGGGTCTCTGCTAGTATTTGCAATGCTTGCAATATTTGGATTGAGTAAATTAAGATTATATTTCTATGGGATAGTCCTGGTTTATTTTTTCGTGACTGGAGATAGTATCTACTACACCCTGTTTGTATTTGGAATGATGGCTTGTGAAGTAACTAAAGGTGGGGCATTTAAGATAAATCCGGTTATAAGGGGTTCTATATTTATTGTTGGGCTATTACTTGCTACAACACCACTGCCAAGAGACGGTATCACTCAGTATATTGGTGCATATGAATTTCTTAAAATATTCAACCATTTTGAGTACATGAAGGTATCAATGACTGCTGGCGTGATCGGTAGTATGCTATTATTTATTTCAATTGTTGATTCAAAAGCTGCAATAAAAATTTTATCTGCAAGAATTATTATGTTTTTAGGGAAAATATCATTCCCTCTATATCTTACACATGCAACAGTAATTTACGTCATATCATTTGTTTTACACAGAAAGTACGATGCTGTAGGATTCTATGAGTTTTTGGTGGCTACAATATTGACAGTATTAGTATCTATTCCTGTTGCGTATTTTTTTGAAAAGTACGTCGATATGCCATCTATTAAATTATCAAAAAAACTCAGCAAACTACTATGTAAATAG